ATGAAAAATTTAGAAGTCCGAATCTCTTCATCAACGGATATGAAGTACCGTTGGTATGTCTATGTTTACAATACAGAGACACAAAAAATCATCAAGAAAATTTCAAAAGGCCTTAATTCATCAAATGATTATAGCGAACGTATGTTTGCTGCTGAAATTCTAAAATCAACGCTTGAATTAAAATTAAAATCCGGAATCGAATTAAATCCGGCACTAAAAAAGAAAGCTGACGTAATCAAGATATGTGATGCTTTAGATTTCGCTCTGAAAAAAAAGAAACCTGATCTTTCAAAAGACTCTCACGGAAATTACAACTGTGCTGTTAACTTTTTCAAATATTCTGCGGTCAAATTAAAATTTACAAATGTTAATATTTCTGATGTAGAAAGGTATCACGTAAAGTCGATAATGGACGATATTCAGCAAGAAAGAAACTGGACCGGGAAAGAATATAATAAGAACCTGGGATATATTAAATCATTGTTTTCAGAGCTGGTTGAATGGGAATATATAAAATTCAATGTTGTGCGGGATATTCGGCCGAAAAAAGAGGAAAAAACAGAAGGATATATACTGGCTACTGATAAACAACATAAAATAATTTCCAAACACTTGTATAACATAGATTACAATTATTATGTTTTCTATAGCATTGAGTATTATTTGGGAATAAGACCAAAGGAAATACTATTGCTTAAATGTGGCGATATAAACATTGAACATAAAGTAATTAGAATTGCATCTGAAGACTCAAAGGATAATTCTTACAGATATGTACCTATTTTTGAGCCTGTACTATCTATGCTTAAAAAAATGGACCTTCGCAATAAAGACTACTATCTCATTGGAAGACCGAAGCCTTACGGATGTAGATTTTTCAAACACGAATACTTTTGTCCTAATCCATACCCAATAAAGAGAGATACAGCTACAAGAAAGTGGAAGGAATACATAATAGACGGATTGGGAATTAATGTAAAATGCTATTCTTTCAAACATAAAGGCGCTAACGACAAATTAAAAGCGGGTATGGACCTTAAAACAATATCGGAAATATTCGGGCATTCAGATGAAAAGATAACAGAACTTTACGCCAACCATATTAATTCAATTCGTTTCGAGGAAGCAAGTAAAATAAAGTTAGAAAAATATTAAAATTATTAAGGCGTGTCTAAAACGATACGCCTTTTTCTTTTAGTTCCAAAATTTCAATTATTATTGCTTTTCAAATAATAGCCCGTTGATGGGCTTATTATTCTTGATGCTACGCGATACAGACCCATACGACAGATTTAAAATACGTTCAGCTTCAGCAAAAGAACCATATACACACCCATTATTTTTGCATATTACTTTCAAACTCCTATTATGATTAGCACCTGATTTGCCTTTATAATGTAATGGTTTATATTTCTTCAAACCAGTATCATACATGTGCTTAATGTTTTCAGATCTTGTAGACCATTCAAGATTTTCTACCCTATTATCTGTTTTAATCCCATTTATATGATTGACTTGCGGTTTATTAAATGGGTTTTCTAAAAAAGTTAATGCAACCAATCTATGTATAGACCTATTAAATGACTGCCCATTCTTACGTAAAACAAGAAACTTGTATCCGCTAGTCATAAATCCGGGTTTTAAAATCTTTCCAGTAAGTTTACTCTTAACATTTCCATCTTGATCAATCAAGTACGAGTCGAAACCCGGTATTGCTTTATAATTCATACCTAAATTTACGAATACAAATGAATAATAACAAGCTAAAAATCATTATTTTAAACCTAAAATACAAATATTATGCAAATTATTTATCGCCGTACTTTGAAACGAATTCAACTGCTTTATCACAAATTAAATGGGTAAAATATGACTTCTCTCCCGTTTTCGGATCTTCAAAAACTTCACTCTCCCATTTAATCCACATATCAATCACGTCCCATTTTCTGAATTTATGCTCGTGCGGATTAAAGGAGCATTTAACTTCAAAATGCTGTTTTTTCTTGTCACCTTCAAACTCAACTACCATTGTATTTTTAGAAGGCTGGGTTTCTTCCCTGACAGTTCCTCGTAATTTCATGCAACAAAATTGATACAAATTGAATCAATATCAAAGTATAAAATGATACAAATTGTAACAAATTTAAATTTTTAAGGAATCATCATACTTTCACTTTACTTAAATAATACCCAACAATGCGCATTCGCCAAAGTCTATACTTTTTAACTGTTACAGTTGCTTCCAGCCAATCTCCTTTTTTTAATCCGGAAACAATGTAGTTATCGCTTTTCCTGTACATTAGGTCTAACTTAGTACCATCATCGAGTTCAATTCTAGTATAACGTTTCTTTACCTTTAAAATAGTTCCTTCAATTTCCATGGTTAATTTTAAAACTAAGTTACGAAAACAAAAATCCCCGGATCTCTCCGAGGATAAAACTAATAACCATGAAAACTCAAATTAATGAGTTGTATTGTACTTTTTAAGCAAATCTTTTGCTAATTTAACATTACTGTACGATAAATCGAATTGATCAAATTCATAAATATACTGTTGTATTACCTCTTTAAATTCAGGTATTGATTCGTTACTATTTTTCATTTCCAAATACGTCTTTGTATCAATTATTGTATTTCCGCCTTTATCTAATTGTATTTTTTTAACTATGCGGATAATTTCATCCATATCCTGTTGAAGCAAAGTAACATTATGTTCATTACTCATATAATTGAATAATTCTTGATATTCTTCCATATTCTTATATTTTGTGGAGACTACTCCGTGGGGTTAACTATACTTTTTTATTACTTTTTTAGCATCTGCAACCGTTAATGGCATCTCCTCACCAGTTGCTTTACCAATTAATTCTAACGATTCAACAACCTTTATTAAAATTCTTAATAGTTCTTTTTTTTCATTTTCCATATTCTTACACTTAGAGGAGATTACTCCGTGGGGTTAAATTCTTGATTCTCTGAAATCCTTGTATGTGAAAAAACCTTGATTAATAATAATATCTTCAATTATTGTCGGAGGCACATTAGATCCATCCGCATCAGTTAAAACCATACCATCGCCTGCTTGAATAAAACATGCTAAACTATTTACAAAATCATCTTCAAGATAATCCTCTCGAGTTCTTTTATACCCCTTCAATATTTGGCAAACTATCTTACTGCAGTATGTGTCGCATTTTTCTTGCGCTGACTCAGCTTTTTTGATCAAATCAATTATTTTCATTATTTTTATTTTATTCCTATAGCCTCTAAAGCGGAAGGGGTTAATGTTAATGCGTAACTTACTAAATCTTCAACCTTTTTCACATATCCATAACCAATCCCGTTTTCGTGGAAAATAGCCAAAGTACCTGTTTCTGTATTTATTTCCAATCCAAGTTCGTGATGTTGAACCCAGCCATATCTATCTTCATGAGTCCAGCCTTCAAACAAAACCTTCTTATTGATTTCGTTATATCGCTTTAGATCGTTCTCGAAATTAAATTTAATGAGTATGTCTTTTAAAATATCATACTCTTCTATCTTAGGTTCATTAAGAACGTTTCCAACAAAATCAACAGGAACAAACATTCCCAACGCCAATGGCTGTTTTAGAAAGTGAGCATAGCTCTCTATCACTTCTATTTTATCTGTGTTTCTGCTATAGTGTTCTTCTCTTTGTTGTAAAACAAAATCTGTCATATTTAGTAAATTCATGATGCAATATTTTCTGTTTAATTATTTATTATTTAAAAAGAAATGTTCAGCAAAACCACGACTACACATTGATCTGATGTCAGCATCACATTTTATTTTGTCTTTTGCCCATTGAAATTCAGGAATAAGTTCTACAGCTGATTTATGAAAATAAACTAGCCCAGGTTTTTTCCTGCCTGGCCGTACGTAAAGATTTTCATTCTTTGGTACATCTTCCCATTCTTTAAACAATGGAGCCGGCATATTAAATTCACCCCAAAGTGCTGTTTTCTTTGTCCAGGGACTGCCATATTGCCACGGTTGATAGGTTGCTTTTGGCGGGCCTATTATTTCTTTTAATCTTCCATTAAAAGGATTTTCAAGAACCCAGAATACCGGCTTTGCCTTTTCTATTATTCTTAAGCAATGATTAACCAGGATCATACCTTTTTCAAGATCATTAACTTTATCAAATCCTCCGGCTGTTGAGAATTCAGTGCAAACTGGATTTGCTATAATACCATAAACATTAGCTGGAGGCTCATAGTTTTCAACCCCTATTTCTTTGCCCACCATTACGACTTCATATTCATCTGACATTCGATAAAACAAACTGTCGCTTCCAATATCTGCACAAAGGTGTATTATCAATTTTGGGTTGTTCATGACCATTTTGTTTATGTTTCTGTAGCAAATATATACCATTTAGTAAAGATATGCAAATTAAATATCAACTATTTAGTGTATATTTGTAAATATTTTGTAAACTAACTGGTATATGTTATATTTGGGAATGAAATTTAGGATCAAAGCTGTTGCTGCGAAAAAAGGAATGACATTAGAAGAATTGTGTCAAAAAATGGACATGACATATCCTAACTACAATAAACAAATGAAGGGAAATCCTAAGGTGGGTTTAATTCAGAAAATAGCTGATGCGTTAGACTGCTCGGTTATTGAACTTATTGAACCTGAACAAGGCTTTACGCATCTTTATGACACAGACAATCAATACCATGGTGTCGGTTTAAAACCAAACAACACCAAATAAAAAACCTCCCGTAGGAGGCTGAAAAAAACTTGACTTGTTCTTGTCTCTTAAAAAAAACTCCGTAAATATACGGACATGCTGTAGTAATAACTCTACGGGAAACCGTAAGGCTTGAGTTTGAATTGTTTGTATATTGGTCGCTTAACAATTAAAAACAATAAATCATGCCTAAAAACGTACAAGGACAAGTAGTCTGTATCAATGAAGGAAAAACCATTAATGGAACACAGAATCATCCCATATTAAAGGTGGAGGGAAATACAGTAATGCCAAGAGGGTATGTTGACCAAAACGGAATGATAGCAGTTAACCATGATCAAGTGCAAGCTTTTGAAGTTTATATTTGTGATAACTGCAAATACACTGAATTGTATAAACTTCCACAAAATTAAAACAATCCCCACCTAAAAGTGGGGAATTTTTATTGCAGAAAACGCAAAACGATTTCCGATTTCCTTCTTTCGAACGAAAGATGAACTTATTTAAAAACGGTCTTGTAGTACTTCAGCTTATTGTTCCGGCCTTCTAGGCCTTTCGGAGTTCCTTTCCTTTTAAGGCTTCCCATATTGATGATTTTTGAAACTGAATAAATATCATCCTGATCAGCAAAATTATTCAAGCCTCTAGTATTCCAATACCAAATTGCTGCGATAATGGAATCTGATTCATTTAAAAGCAGATCCGGATTTGCAACATAATCAACTTGGAATCCTCTACTTTTTGCCCAGTCTGTCAATTGCTGATAATTTGATCTTCCGGTGATCTGATAAATGCCTCTGCCTCTGAACTTCCACCCGTCACCAGGTTGCGTATTTCCAAGGTTCTTCTTACCCCATTCACCTCCGTAAACTATATTCGCAATTGCTGTTTGGTTAGCAACCTGAATTGATGTTCTCCCGTAACGCCTGGCATCTTGTAAAGAAATTCTATCACTTCCGAAAACACCCTGCAGACTATCTGCGGCATAGTTCAAATTTTCAGTCTTTGCTTTTAAGCCACTCTCATGGTCTGCCTGTGCAAAAAAATGCGCTTTTCTCAACGGAGTATTAATTCCGTTTTTACTCAAAAGCGTTTTGTATTTATTTGATAGTTCTAATGCTGTCATTGTTTCCTAATTATTATTCATCAAAATAAGTCCAGCAACCCCAAGCACAGCGACTGAAACACCGCCAATTTTGACGCCATTCCAAAACCTTTTCCGCTGTTTAATATCCGCCTCTTTCTTTACCACCTCCATCTGTGTCTGTAAATAAGAAATATCAATATTTAACTGCTTTTCTCGTTCTTCCGCTGCAATTTTATCTTGCTTTGAAATTTCCAGGACGGTTCCCATAGCTTCATCTTTTGCGGTCAATAAATTTTTACTGACAGTTAATGCTTTGTCTTGTTCATTGATAAGCTGGTTTGCACTGGAAAGTGCCGATTCGGTTTTCTGAAGTCTTGTCTTTAGGTATTCGTTTTGTTTGAGCCCCTTATATACTTCAGGGATTTGTCCCTCCGCTATACTCCTTGTATTTGTATTTTGAGATAAAATCAAATTGCTCATTAATAGAAGCAGAATTAATGTGATCGCTTTCATTTTGTATATTTTTAAGGTCCGTGAAATTTTTATCATACATCGTTTTCATGTTAAGAATATTATTGTTCATATTCTTAAAATTGTCGTTCAGAATACCTATCCCAATATTCTGTTTTTCTAAGACGCTTCTAAAAGAGTCGCTTTTACTATTGGCGGCCTGTTCTCGTAATTCTGATTGGTATCGTGCATTCTTTTGCTCTTCCTGAATCTTCCTTAATTCAGTAAGTTCTTTTTCGTTACTTTCTTTGAATATGTTACCTACTACAAAGGCAAAAACCGAGATCAACAATACTATCAGAAAAGCGTATAATTTGTCTTTATTGATTTTCATTTTCCGTGGTTTTATCGTTAGATTCATCATCTTTATCATCTATTTTAATTCCGGCCCGCTTTGCTGCAGTGTCGAATATTTTTAAATATCTCTTGTCCATCCAGTCCGTCAAGTATTGACCTGCAAACGCTACCATTGGTAGTGAAGGATTTCTCCATTCGCTCCAATTGAAAGCCTTTAAAAGCTCGGAGGCTACGTAGGTAAGGCATAGATTGATCAGTAAAACCGCCATCACGTATGCTACGCTTATTTTCTGCTTGTTTTTGATGTAAACAAACGAAATGTAAGCCCCCGATCCTATCAGTACCGACATGATTAATGCGATTATCTCGCTGATATTGTAGTTTAGATTTTCCATTCATTTTTACACGTTATTTTATGTTTTATTTTAACCAACGGCGGTTAATATTCCGTTTATAAATACCATTTGTTTGTTATTGCCAAGTCCATCTTTAAAAACCACTCCTGTAGTGATGCCTGTATTTCCAAGCACCCTAATATCCCCATTTGCAATATCAAGTGCTACATTTCCTCCGGTTCCATTTCTTACATCAACCGAAATTCCAGTGTGGAAAACCCCATCAGATTTTGCATTAACAATTGACAAAATCGCAGAGCCTGAACTATCAGCTACCAACTGTGCGTATTTTTTATCATTACCTGAGCCGGAAAAGTCACCTACTGCAATCCAGCCATCAATTGATTCCAGTCCTTTTGACGAAATGGAGAAATATGTTGTTCCTGAAGTGTCTCCAAACTTTCCAGCTTGTGCATAGACTGTTCCGGTAAATGTTCCTGATGTAGCAGTAATATTCCCTGTAATATCTGCATCTGAAGCAATTAACTGCCCATTATGCAGCACTTTGAATACAGCATCATTTTTATGGGCATAATCTGCACCGGCTCCGAATCTTATACTTTCTGGACCTGCATCTGTTACAGAAGATATAAAAGCGTTTCTTTCAGTATTATTTCCGACTTCTATAACCTGGGACATCAAAAGGCCATTGTCAATTGAGGTGAAACCGTCTGAACCATCCGTAAACTTTATTTTACCTTTTATTTCCTGTGTGTCTAGGTTAATTGTCATTTGTCCATCAAGCGAGGAAATAATTCCGGTTCTGATCAATCCCCCGTTGATGGTTGTTGTTCCTACGGTAATAGAAAGAACACGGACATTTTCAACTACCGAGTGAAGAATCCCTATTAAGAAATAGTAATCATTCGCGTCTGCATCAAATTTGATCTGTTCCTGCGTGAATACTATCGAGCCGGTTTGATCGGTTTTGGAACATTTTCCGTAAACATATCTGAACTGATCGTCAGTAATTGTTTCTACATTCTCCGGAATATTCCATTCTTTGTCAAAAGTTTGAGAATAGATGATACCGGGATTGACTTTTATTTTATTTTTATTGTTTTCAAACATTACATAGAAGACAACACTGCAGCTGATTTGCTGTGACCTCGCTCCTACCGAAATCATATTAGTTTCAATACTATTCGGTCGAATGTTTTCAGGATTAAAATAATCATCGGTGTCAAAAACAAGATTCTTAAGCTCTTCGGTAGTTTTTAAACCGAGCTTTGAATAGTTTATCTGGCCTAAATTGGTAATCGATAAAACATTTTTAATCTCCTTAATTTGAAGTTCAACCTTAGAACTGTATGCGATTTCATATGAGTCTGCAATTACAATTTTTAGTCTAAAAGGATTGTAATCATAGGACTCAATAAAGCTATTCGTAATCTGGTTCACTCTTAAAACTTTGTCAATTCCCAAAACAGGATCATAAACCCGAATGTAATCTCCAATATCAAACTTGCCTACTCCAATTTTTTCCATATAAGCCGGATCGACATTGAGGTCGTAGGAAACTTTAGCATTCTTGTTTAGATCAAATTGTTCCAGACCTTTCTGAAGAAGTTCATTTTCGGCGTTGTCTATATATGTTTTTGGCATTACAATATCCAATAGCACGTATTCATCACCGACGGCAAATTGAAAAGCAGTTGACGTTTCATCGGGGAAACTTTGCCCCTGGTCATTTTTGAAAGGAATTATTTCAAAACTTTTTGTAGAGTGATTGTAACCTCCTTTTTTAATTTCGAATTCATATCCTGCTAGATTACCGGTATTAAAATGCACTTTAGCAGAAGTTCCTGCAATTAAATATTTTGTTGTTACCCCGTCGGCTTCTTTCTCATTAAGGTCAAAGTCCATACTGGAATCCGAGAACTTGAATTTAGTATCTCCTAATGAAGTGATCTTTCCGGTTCTGTGAGGGTAAATTTCATCAAATGTTATAGATCCCTCTTTTAATCCAAAACCAGCAATTGAACTCTGATCTTCTAAATAATCTGCCACTGGCAATTTTAAACGCTTACTGAAATTTCTGTACTCATTTGGTATATTGTTCGTTCCGCCAAAAACATAAAGCCGGTTTACAATATCGTTATCGTCAACATTATTCCGAGAAAGTGAATAAAGCCCTTTGCCTTTTCCATATTCAAACTTGATCGGAACTTTCTTCCCGTAATCTCCGGTATGAATAACATATTTACCGTTTTCATACTTAATCCAGAAATCAGTTTTAAATTCATTGCAAATCTTCTGCATTGCTGATAGGCAAGTATCATCCCCGAAAGTGATTGTTTTAGTTTCACCGTTAGTAAAATTCCCCAGCTCCCAATTAGCAGCAAAACGCTTCATGTTGTTTTTAATTGCAAGCAAGAAAACCTCAATAGTTCCGATCAAAGGAAATTCCAGATCCGGACCGAAACCGGTTGCGTCAGCATTAAAATATTTGCAACGCTGCATATCAAACATTAATCCCTGAGCAGTAATATTGTATTCGTACGACGTATTGCTATTTTTAACCAATGCCGGCAATGTATTGATACGATACACAGAATCAAAAATCACGAAATAATCGTTAATCAGAATATCCAGCTTTTCCCGGGAATTCAGCTTGATCGAAACTGAATCATCTGAAAGCATTACCCGGTTAAGTGTTGCAGACTCAACAGAACGTTTCCCTCGCTCAATTAAATTGAACAAGGGTGATCCGTTTCTGTATAATATTATGTTATTCATTTATATGAATCTTTTTATCACTGGAACTGCTTGCGAAGCCATACCTTGATAACCTTCGTTAATAGGGTGCAACCCGTCTGAAGTATATTGCATTATATTCCGCATGTTGATAATACCCTCTTTGAAATAATCTATCACTGGGATACTTTCATATGCTGCTACTTCACGAATAGCATTTACAAAATCAGAAAGTGTTTTACCTACTGGGTTGGTTGACCAAGATGTATATCCTCCATTATCTCTTTGCAATGGTGTCATGAATATTATTTTCGCCTTCGGATTCAACTCATAACAACGGAGAACATAAGCTTTCAAGGCTTGATAAAAGTTTAATGAAACAACAGCTCCAACACTCCCATATGACGTTAGGTTTTTGTAGTCATTAAGCGTTCCAACATCACCATTTCTCATATTCAACTTAAAGTCGTTCGTCCCAGCTAGTAGCGTGAATATATCATGAGAAACAGCATTGTTTATAAACTGTTCGATGATGCTTGTTCCGTCGGGCGTTAGGAATGTAGAAAGAGGCCTTCCAGGATACCCGTATGTCGTGTACGTTGAGAACGTAATTTTATCCTGTATGTAAAGCTGATACCCCTTAAGCGATCCTCCTACTCCATTAGCTGTAATACTGTCTCCAACCGAAGCTATTTTTAAATTTGTAAAGATCTTCGTCAGATCGCCATTGTTGATAGACGAAACGTTCCCTAATGCATCCTTTATGATGGAAGCGGCGGTATATGTAACTGTCTTCTTTTGGATATTCATATTGACAGCATTCACGTTATAGAAGTTTGCAGCTATTTGAACGACATCCGAAGGAATCGTAAACTCCATGAAGTTTGTTGCATTCACAACGTCAACTAAAATAACAACAGTTCCGTTTGCCCTGAATCCATAGACTCCCCTAATATTTAATGAAGAGTATGACTTCCCACGGTATCTCCAAATCTCACCGCCTGTTACTGACATCTTTGGCGTGCATCTAAAGTCTACATGTGATGTAAATACTCCTGATGCATTATAATACCCTACAAGAGCTGTAGATGAACTGTACTTTTCATCATAGGTTGTCTCAACAATATAACTTCCTACAATTGGCTGCCAAATAGTTGAATTTATTGAAGGTATATCCGTTGCTGTTGCTTGCTGTCCAGACTTAACGGCCCACATGCTATTGTTATAAACCGTTTGGGTGCCAGCAACTGCAGGAAATTGTAAGGCTTCAAACGCTGTAATATTCTGTGAGGCCTGAGGCATTTCCTCTTCTGATTTAGTCCAAACAGTTCCTTTTTTGTAGAACATCGTTGAAAATCCCTTTATGGCTTTAAGGTTTCCAGCATTGGGATAATTTGTTCCAGGGTCAGCTGAAGAAATTGCTGGTTTGTAGCTTCCGTCTTCTGTCGGAGTCGGGTCAGTTGGCGATATAACTCCCTTGAAATCCGAATCGACCTTCTGTTTTATCTCAGCTAATTTTTTGTCAAAAGCTTCATCTTGATCTTTCTGCCCTTGTGTAAATTGCTCCTTTGAAATAGCATTACCTACTAAACTGTTTTTATCAATAGTAGCAACGTTTTCAGGAGGTATAAAATCTGTAACCACTACATTAACCTGTTCATCCATAGTTTTATATTTTTTCCCAAATTGTTTCCGCCGGTGTTTGAAGGTTTTTCAAGTCTTCGATGTTTCCAGCGATCATTATTATTTTTTCTTTACCTAACATGTTTTGCCATTCTCCAACAACCTCAGCGGTTTCAATGCGTGGATTACTGTAAACTATTCCCGGAATCCCATTCCCTTCAGAATCCAAAACTTTATAAATGAATTTTCCGTAGTCCGACATGTTTACTTCTTGAATTACTGAAACGGTGTTTTTGCCCGTTAACCCTTCGAAAACAGAACTTACAGCAACTGCCTCATATATATTATTTAGCTTTCGCCCGATAACGTAAAGTTTTATATTTTTCGGAGTCTGTAGAGCTACTTCAACAGATAATTGATAGGCTGTTGATTTTTCCGGAACTGAATACACTTCAAAATATTGATCATTTACACCACTTGCACTTACAATTGACAACCCTGAATTCTCATAAGAAGGTGCTGAGTAGTCTTTTGTAAGGCTTACATTTCCCCGGCCGGTTTGCTTGGTTCCGTCACCAAAGAAAATCTCTGTTTCAGAATCTATTTCATACGAAAGTTTAAAAGTGTCCAGTTCAGTTTTAAGAACCTTTTTGATCGGATTTGGCTCAATTAATTTCAAAGTAAAGGAACCAAACATATGGCCGTCTCTAAACTCTTTTGTAAGGTCTGCCGATCCATTCAGCAATACTTCATATGCTAATTCCTTATTACCAAAAGGTTCTATTAAGAATCGTTTTGTTGATTTTGTGTCGAATAAACTTAAAAAGGAATTGAAATTTTCCGTCAGCCTATTAGAATCAGATGCTCTTAACCAGCATTGAAGTTCCATTTCTCGCGCTTCAAAATATGGTTTAGATAGATCTATTTGTTTTCCGTGATATTCAGCCCAAGTGTAAGAATTTCTATCTCGTGGCTTTAATTTATCAAGAACCCCCTTAGACTCTGAAACATTAATTCCAAACTCCGCAAAATCCCTTCCATTAATTGACCACTTTAATCCCATGTTTTTTGTTTTACCACACAATCTCCATTAACCACTCCTCCATATTGGTAAACAAATACCTCAGCATTTTCACTCCTTTCAAGATTCAATTCCGAATCGTCTAAAATCGTCACAAATATTTTAGAATATCCGGATGCTTTTATTGTAATTTTAGACTTTCCACGAATAAAAATCTCTGAAACATCAAATCCCGTGAATTCTATTTCACATTCACTATCAAAGATAGCCAAATTAACAGCCTTGTTTATAGTACTTTGCCTGTAGTAAACACCGTATTTTTCATAATAACCACGGTATTTTTCAAGTACTTCTTTTGACGGGAAATTTTGCCTCAAAGCCCAATCCGAATTGGCAAAAAACAGTTCGCAAAGGCTCTTTATTGAATTGTCTTTGTAAGCTTTTTCAAAGCCCTCTTTACAAGGGCTGAAAGCTTTGATTTCTTTTAAAATATATTCTGTATTCATTAGATTCCGGCTAAGCTGTTTTTAACTTTTGAATTAAGTTCCGATAGATCTTTTCTCATTTGGACAAGATTCCTTGTATTGCTTTCAATTTGAGTTAATTGCATTAACTGATTCTTAAATACATTCTGATTTTCTCGGTGTATCTTCAATGCTTCAGCAACATTTATTCGCATGGCATTAAACTGCCCTTCCAATGCTCCGGCCGTCTTCTCAGTAATTCCTTTAATGTCTCCTTTCAGACCTTGGGCATTTTCAGCGGACTGCCCGAAAAGATCCTGGTATTGTTTCAAGGCCTCCAAGTATTTTTTCATGGCCTCCTCGCCCATTGCTTTTATTTTATCTCTTTCCTCTTTTGTTAATCCATCGAAACTTCCACCCACATCTGATTGGGCTAGTCTTTCTTTTAATTCATTGACTTTTTGTTGTAATTGCATTAGATAACCCTTCGCTCCTTTAACTTCCTGGAAATTTCCTGAGGTATCTATAATTAACTGCGTATCTTCAATTTCTTTTTCAAGTTGCTTAATTTCATTCGTAATCTGAGATGTATCGCCATTCCCATATCCCATTGAAGCATAAAGTTTATCGACCATAGACTGAACAGCTGGCTCAAGAATTTTAATCCTAAGAGCATTCGATACTGCATTTCGCATTACATCATTAACTACATTGTCGAAAGATTTCGCAGCATCTTCTCCCTGAGAAAAGGCGTCAATAAGAGACTGAGCGAGTTGCTTTGAAAGGTCTTTGAATTCTACAGTTGTAACAGACTGTTTGAAATTTTCTACTAAGTCCTCTATCTTTCTATTTATATCGTCTATTTGCTGTGTAAAAGAAGCTATCTTGTCATCATCTCTACGTTTTTTATTAAACTCAGAATCTCTCATCTGGTTTAATGTCTGCTGCTGTTGTTTAAGATTAGCAATTAAAGCTCTTTGTTGTGTTATTGATGCTTCCCCTGCCGTCTTCTCGATTGTTCTTTGAAGGTCTTCATATGCATTTTTCAATCCATCGATTGCCCTTTGCCATTCTCGAATATTTTTTTCTCTTGCATTATCACCGCTGATCAAACTTGAAATAGACATGACCATTTGAACAATTCCGCCAGCCATCTGACCATAGTTGCCACTGAAATACCCCGCTACAGCATTACTAACTCCTTCTACCAACTTTTCAACATCCTTTAAAGCTTGTTGTGATTCTTCTGATAGCATGCCTAAAGCTGATCCAAGTCCTGAAGCAAATCCAGCTACTCCTGAAACTGCTGCAGAAGAAACTTCAAATATTTCCTTAAGCGCTCCATTTGTTTCGTCTAGTTTTTCATTGTATTTATCTCCAGTTTTTCCTGAGGTTTTCTCAATTTCATTTAGTTCTTTCTTTTTTTGTTTATATCTATCTATTGCAACTCCAATTGCTTGGAAAGGATTTCTAGATTTTACAGTTTCATCAAGTTTTGTATAGACATCCTGAACTGTTTTCAGATCATCAGGTCTTAATGCCTTAGCAGCATCTGAATCTAGATAATTTTTAAATTCATCACGCATCTTACGAAGTGTCCTTGGACCGACCCTTTCAAGATCGCCAAAAGCCTTTACCCATAAATCTGTTTTCTGGAAAAGCTCAACTGACATTGAAGAAATATCCTTAGCCTGCGCTTTATTAGCTTCATCAGTTTGTCTTGTCTTTTCTAAATCAGAAACATTTGCTTTCTGAATCTTAAGACGGATGTCATCGTACTTCTTCGTAATTTCTGCCTTGCGCTGTTCAAATGTTTGATGATCATTTATAAATTGAGCATACTGTTCTTTTTGAGATTGTACAGCATTTCTTCTGAGTTCTTCCAGGTATTTTTTTTGATCAAGGAATTGCTTACTATTCCCACCCTCTTTCTGGAATGCATCATCTATTGCTTTATCGATAGCATCGATCTGATCCACATACGATGGCATTAGCTTCAAAGTATTTTCGAACTCACGCTTAAACGCTTCAATCGGTTCTTCAAAACCGTTCAAAGAATCCATTTCCTTTCTGAGCATAACTAAATACTCCTGATCAGATTTGGAAAGTTTTTCACCGGCTTCGATTCGTTTTTCAATAGCATTAACTTCTCCCTCTACATATTGAAGATAATTTCTAGATTTACTAACTAAAGGAGCATATTGTTTATCAGCTATTTCTTTTCCGTAATAGGAAGCAATAGAATAATAGTTTTCAAACTGGGTTTTAGTTTCATCCAGTCTATCTTTGTTAGACTTATACCTTTTCGAATCTATTTCATCCTGTAATTGCTGTAGTCTTCTATAAGCTTCTTCAGTTGAAACAGTTTCGCCAGTTAAAAACGGATTTCCTTTTTTGTCTTTATCATGCCCGAATTTATCTAACTTTCGAAGTTTAACTATACCATTAACCGATGTATCAATTGCATCATTTAGCAACTGAGCTCTTCTTTCAAGTTCTTTTATAGAACCTTCGGGTAATATTTCTGCAAGTTGATTTTCCTGCTTATTTTTTTTTGGATTTAATAATTCATTTAACTTGTCTATTCTGTTCCGAATTGCTTGATATGCTGCTTGAGTAGGTGCTTTTTGCGCCTGTGCTTCCAATTCTTCAATCTGAGCTTTAATCCTTTCAGCCCATCCTTCAGACTTTTTAATTTCTTCAGGTGTTTGAATAATCTGAGGTTTAAATCCACTTAGCTCATATGTAAGTTTTTCAATTTGTTTCTTTTTAAGTTCTAATTGTTCACCACTAAGCTTCCCAAGCTTTACTTCTTGCTCTAACTGTCTTAGAACTTTTGTTTTTTGATTAATTTCCTGCTGGTTACTTCTGATGATTGTGTTAGAAATACCGGTTTTCTCATTAGCTACCTTTCTCTGCTTTTCAAGTTGTTCAAGAAGCTTATCCCTTCTCTTCTCAGCATCATAAGCATTTTTCATGTACTCGAGGCTCGCTTTTCCAGCCTTCCTTGCATCCTCATCCATTTTCTTCCACTTATCAGCTTCTTTCTGAGCAGCATCAGCCTGGACTTTTAATGCATCACGTTTAAATTGCTCCTCAAATGATTGTTCAAGTATTTTCCGTGAAGCTGCAGCCTTTGCCTGAGCCATTGCAAATGCATCAATCTTAGATGTAACAAATTCTAATGCTTGGCCAAGTCTGTTTGTTGCTTTATACTGACCATCTAGAACACCAATGAAAGTCTGATCAATTTTGATTAGCTTTTCATAAGCAGCTTTACGCATTTCAAGAGTAGAAGACTCATTATTTATAATGCTTATTAACTCGGAGATATTAGCTTTAGTTTCATTTACTCCTTTTGCAAAATTTCTGTGATACTCAGACATTACCTCTTCCTGAGCTTTTTGAGAATTTGTTTGCTCTTCTATTAGCCCTGTTAACTCTCCCAGTTCTTGGCGGTAATTATATGTAATAGCGATTAGTGCGCCTATAACAGTAATTATAAGCGTGTAAGGATTAGCTTTTGCGGTAAGATTAAATAATGCCTGCGCATCTGCAGCAGTTCTAATACTTCTAGCCAATGAAATCCATGTCTTAATTGCTTCCACGGCAATTGAAGCTTTCTGAATCGCTGTTGTTACCAATAAAGCAGTTCGGTAAATACCATATATTTCAATAAGCGTTAATAGAACTCTTCCAACCTCCTGATAGTTTTCAATTAAATGGGTGACTGCATCTATTCCACCTTTAAGGATGTTTTCGTTGTTAGTTCCTATTTCATTAAGCATCAATTCAAATTCGTGCTTAAGTCTATTTACAGAGCCGGTCAATGTTGTTGCTTGTTTAGCAATAAGGTTATTGAATTTACCCCCTTCAGATGTAAGCCTATTCATTGCTTTTTCAACTTCTGGGAATCCAACTTTTCCAGCCTCAATTAACCCTTTAAGCTCTGAAACATTTACATTCATCACTTTGGCTAATTCATCCATTAATGGAATACCACGCATTGTAAACTGAAGAATATCCCTTGTATATGCTCTTCCCTGTGTTTTTAAAGTACCATACACGTAAGCAATATCTCCAATTGGGGCAGATACCCCAGAAGCCACATTGGCAAGCATTTCAATATCATGGGTTACCTTATTTACATCTATACCATATGCAAGTAACTGCTTTCCTGCTTGTCCAATTTCAGATAAACGAAATGGAGATCTTAAAGTAAGTTCTTTCCATTCATCCATTAATTTATTCATCTGGGAAGTAGAACCGGTAATTGTCTCAATAGCGTTTTCCATCTGCTGGAATTCCCCGCGTACTGTAATTAGTTCGTTGATAAAATCACGTACAACATGCACCGAAAAGTAACTTGCAACACCAACAGAAAGATTCCGGAAAGCGGTGTCCATTTGCGAGGTCTGTTGCTGTGTTTGTTGATTTAACCCGAGAATATCCCTGCGGATCTGGGTAACATTCCTCCTCCATTCGTCTAAATTCAACGTTGCATTGAAATTTAAAGCTCCTCCTACATTATTCATTCTTCATTATTTATATTGCTCCAATTGTGATAAAAAACTTTCCTGAGATAATTCAGAGTAATTGAATGATTTCCCTTTTTTGGAGTCTTTTTTCACATCTTCATCTTTGTCGTAATCATATGAAGGCGCATCAATAAGCATTCTTTGTAAAAATGCGTAGTCCACCTCTTCAAGTAAATAATCGAGTGTCCATCCAAAGTGGTGGCAAAGCTGACCACATAGACCATAAATAGTTTTTAGGCCGTTTTCTCTACCTTCATCGGATTCGTCACTCTTACTGCGCTTAGTAATGTGGTAGAGATTGTAAAACACTGGTAATCGTTCATTGCAAGAACGTTCTGTGTAAATTCAAGTAGTTCTCTTGAATTGATATTGCTGAATATGTGCTCTGTTAATAGCTTTCGGAAAATCCAGTTATTCCATTTAGTTCCAAGAATTGTAATGGCAATTATTTCAGCACACAGTTTTGCATTGTCAGCAACCGAATTAAACTGAGAGTTTAATATTTCTTGGAAATCATCACTTTCCTGTTTCTCCTGGCTAATTTTAAGTTTAAAAAACCGGTAACTCTGAGCAAACATTACTTTCAATGGGATTTTATTCACCTTCCAAATCAGCTCTTTGCCCCAGAACTTAGTTTTAACAGTAAATCCAACGCTGTTTAAAACCTTTAGCTCCTTTTCTTCTGCAATTAATTTTTCCTCTTCACTTAATATTCTTTCTTCTTCCATAATTGTAAATTTTGTAGTTAAAAAAAAGCGCACCCACCTAAGCAAGTGCGCTGAAAAGAAAAATATTAAGGTGTTGGAATCGGATATTTCACCAATTCAAACGAAGGTGTATTTTCTTTGGTTGGTCTGAGTACCTTTGCATTTACAGACACTCCCAGTAAGTTGTCTTTACCCATATCAGAAGTGAATTTGTAAGTAATAAGAGTTCTTACTACATTGAACCCAAAACCGATTTCAGGTGTGATTTTTAAAGACCTTTCGATAGTAACATTTCCAATAGGTGGAATGTAATTTCCGTCGGCATCTTTTGTCCCGGCTCCAACCTCAACCAGAGTATCAGCGTCCGGATTGGCAACATCAAAGTCAAAAGACATTGCTCCTTTTGTTGTTCTGGTGAAAATTGGCTCATCATATTCTTCAACATTGAAATCAGTAGTCGTACCGTCTTCCATGTTGATTTTTAATGTTCCTAGCATGGTTTCCCCTAATTTTTTAAAGACGGTCCCCATTCCCCCGTCTGCAGCAACTGGTGCTAATTCAATTTTCGCTACACCATTGTTAATCTGTCCTGCCATTTTATTGAATTTTAATTATTATTAAATGCGTTTAATTTTAGTCTGAAGTTGATATAGCAATCGTTACCATCCATAATGGTTTGCTCAAACTCTATATCAACATTGTATTTGTTAGTGAATTTTCTTTCCAGAATTGGTTTTACTTTGTCGGAAACAGCTTTTAAACGAATTTCGTTTGGAACGTTTTGATCTATCGCGTTTATCTTTACTTTTAGGTAAGGCACATAGCAATTCACGTTAAATGCACCGGTCTGAAAGAAAGTACTGTTGAGAGTGATCGCATTTACGACAATATCCTCTTTTGTGCTTCCTGCAGGTCTAAAGTCTTTATATAAATCACCAGTGATAACAGAACTAACACCTCCATTTTTCAACTCATTATAAATCCACTGTTTGGCTTCTATTACTGAATTTCTCACCGTATGCTATTTAGAAATTGATTAAGTTTTAATTTGGCTTTGAGTTCTGCACTGGTTAGTACATTACGTCCTCTACTTTCAACAGTTGATGCGTAGTTCATACCAGCAACAATAACCAATGCTATTTCCGGAAGTGCCTTAGCAATATCAATTGCCAAGTCATAGCCTATTTTCTTACCGTCCTTCGTAGTTTGTTGAGGGCCCTGAATTTTTTCAAAGTCCTCTCCAACTATACTACCATTCAGAGTGATAACATATCCTATAGATGATCTAAGATTTCCGGTTACATCTTGCCAGTCATTCTGCTTAGCGTAAGACCTTGCCTCGTTCACAGCATCTTCGCCAACCACCCGCATAATTCGAATGATATTCTGAATCTTAGCATCCAAAACATCATTGATAAACTGGTTTAAGCCCGGCATGTTGAAGTTTGCTCTTACACCCATATTCTGCTGTGAAATTGATCGTATTTTACTCTCAAAACCTCTCCTGTAAGTCTTGTTTCTCCTTTTAATCCTATGACCCTTATACTCGAACCGACATCAATAGGTTTAAGCTTTTTAGGGCATTGAATAAGCCAGGTATATTCATACTTAATCTGATCATTAGAAATCGTCTTGGTACTTGAAAGACTGTCTTCATCACGACATTTACCGAAGTCCTGCCATTCTTCAGATCCGGGAATCCAGTTTCCGTTTTCATCTTTAACAGCATCTGTTTTCACAAATACTTCTAGTTTATATGGATATTTAATTGCCATTTACCAAAGATTTGAACGATCACGAATTTTGTTTCTTTCCAAATTGTTTGGAAGTCCTAACTGGTCAGCAATCATACTGTAGTAAGCAAGCATGGCATTTTTATCATATTCTATTGTAAACTGCCCTTCTGAAACTCTTTTCGGAGATAATAAAAGCTTAGGGATTAAATTGTAAAACAGCGTATTAGTTTTTACTTCTAATTCGGGTTCGTATTCAGAGTCGCCATTCAATCCTACATTAATCAATTCTGCATCAATAAGCGAATCGGATACTTCAACCGACCATAACTCAAGATTTGCTGACAAATAATCCCTAACTTTCATTTATTATGCTAGTTTTAGTTTTAAATGATAAACAGCATCGATCGCAGTTAATGCCGGAATAGCATGCAACTGTCCTCTTGTGAACTCATTCATTGGTTCAGTTTTAGACCACTTAGCGATCTTAACTTTGTCAACGTTTGCATAAGAATGTCCAGATACTTGCATTAAGTCTCCTTCAACCACAAGACCATTCTTTACAGTCCCTAACTGCCCTTGAGGAACAAATACTATCACATCATCAGCAAATGCTTTGAATGTGGTAATATTTCCGTCCTGCTCAAGTCCAAATAATGAATCTTGAAGTTCAATTGCCGGTAAACCATTGGAAGTAAAGAAATCATTTACTCTGGCAAGTGTTACCAGCGCATAATTATCTTTATTCGAATTTTTGAAAATTGCCTGGATCTCAGCAGAGTCTTTCAGTTTGTTGAAAGTTGGTCTGGTCATGAGAATTTTTGCAAAATCTCCATTGCCTTTTGCCTGTGCTGCAGCAATTACCTTTTCAAAATCATTTGTTGGCTTTGCCGTTGGATCAGTCCAGATTTTATCAGCCGTAAGGATATTGTCCGCAGGAAGCATCATGTCGATTGGACCATAAGCCACACCGTCAGGATTGCCTGCAACACTAAGATCAATTTTACCAGTTGATAGTGCCTGTAAAAACATAACGTCTACTCTGGCGGTACAACCGTCTGCAGCATTTTTTACATCATTGAAAATAAGATCAATGATTTGCTTTTTCTTTGTATCATCAGAAACGTTATTCTGATTTTGTAAAGTAATGTAGTTTCTGTAATCAGAAGCTTTCATCAGGTACTTATGAGAAATAGTAGGAATTTTACCCTCTAACTTCTCAAGTCCTTGTCTGCTTCTTACAGGAGATACGGCATCTTCACCAATTACTGATGCGATAGCTTCAATTCTGCTTCTACCAATGACATCTGCAAATGAAAGATCAACCTGAGGGGTGTCCCAAGAAAGATATTTGGTAAATTCTCTGGTTTTGAATCTATCCATCCTTTTGTCGATAATCGCTTGAAGAGCGCCACTTGTTCCGTATTGTCCGAATATTGATGTTACAATTTCACTCATAGTTTTAATTATTTAGAAAGTGAGAAAATGATTTGTGGCATCTTAGCTTTTAAAGCATCGGTCAACGCTGGAATTCTGTTTGCGTAAACAGTTCCTCTAAGAACAATATCAACAGAAGTTGCAGAGTCAATAACTACATCTTCATACAGTAATCCCTTTGGATTAGTTTGATCAGGCTTTGCCATTCTCGTTGCTTCATCATACGAAAATGCAGTACCTGCAAGTAACTTATCTCCAACAGTAAGCCCTGTTGTATCTAATACGAAACCGCCTAAAGCAGTTTCAAGAACGTGAGCGAAAATTATCTTATCTCCCGCAACTACCGTCTTCTTTAATCCTAATTTGCTCATTTTTGTTTTCGATTTTATCCTAACCTTTCAATGTCTTTCAATACTTGGTTGTTTTGGTCGGTTCCTCCGGTTCCAATAGGCGGTTTTCCACCCTGCGCCCCTTCAGTTGCAAAAGCCTGTTTGAAATCTTCAAATTCAGCCTCCATGGACTTTACTATGTCTTCTTCAGAATATCCTTCTCCATAATCCACAGTCGAAAGAAACTTGTTGTAGTACTTTTCCGGAATGTTTTTCGCAGCAAGTGCTTTTACAAGATTTCCTTTTTTATCGTCCGTAGCTGTTTTGGTTACTAGTGCCTGAACTGATTGCGTAAGCGCTTTAACCTGTTCTGCCAATGTTTGATCCTGAGTGCCTGGTTTAGGTTCCGGATTCGGATTTGGCTGTGTAGTTGGCTTTGGCTTTTCGGGATCCGGCTTTTGTCTTGCCTTATCCAAGCTTGATTGAATAGATTTTAATAATCCCCCTACACCTTCGACTACTCCATCAATAGTTTCATCTGTTGGGCTTCCGGTTAAAATTAAATCTGCTTGCGACCCTAAAATTTCGTCACCAAGACCCAAGTTTGCATACTTGTTTCTCAGCTTTTCAATTATAGTTTCTCTTGTCATATTAAAAGGTTTATTATTAATTACCGTAAATTTCGCCCGTAAAACGTTTATTTTCAATAGCATTTGTTGGTTTTACACTTTCATTTTCGTAATTTTACTATTATAACCACGGTATTATTTTTATGAGGGGAGATTTAGGAAGTATGAGAACGTCGGATATGACACTTAACGAACTTTTGGTAGCATTTAACAGACTGTCAATGGTTCAAAAAATCACAATGGATTTATCGGAGTTTTGCGAAGTAACAGGAAAAGGACAGAAAGAAGTATATGCGCTTCTACGCTGTCAGTATTATCCTGACGAGCTGATCATAGGAGGCTATGAAGGAAGGAGAAGAAAAAAGAAACTATTGTTTGATACTCAAAAGGTTTTGGAATGGATGAGAAGGTGAATAGAGCTATTTTAACAACTTAAAGAATTAACTTATGGATAAAAAAGAACTTAGAATTGGAAACCTCATCAAGTACAATGGATATGAATACACTGTCAAAACGATTGAGGATGATTTAATAACTGTTGAAGAGCTTGAAGAGGCTATTGAGTATTATAAGCCTGTAGAATTAACAAGTGTTTGGTTAGATAAATTTGGGTTTGAAAAATGCTCAAATAGTTGGTACAAATCTCTTAGGCTTACAGACTCGCTGTACATAATGATTGATCGAGAAAACCATACTTGGATAACACAATACGAGGCTATTGACCATTATGCTATTCAAATTGAATCACTGAAATACGTGCATCAATTACAAAATCTTTATTTCTTTATGTCGTTTGGAAACAATGAACTCGAATACTCCAAATAAGTAAAAGCGACAATAAAAGACATGCAGCCGATTAAATGTGGAAACTATTTTATAGTCCAGAATACAAAACTCCTGGACAAATTAACTATCCAGTATTATGTTATAAATTTGAATTGATTATGAGTCAACAAACTAAAGAAGAACATAGCAAATTATTTATTGTAAAATCATATAATTTGCCATTTGAAAGAGAATATACTATCTATAACAATTGGGTATCATCTGATAAATCAGCCTTGATTGAAAAAATAAGAATTGATTTAGAGGAAGAAGTTTTGCTTGATCCCGTTCAGCTTAAATTAAAAAATGACTGGTTATTAGTGAATGATTCTCCTCAAAAATGGCTTAAAATTGTTGAACTTGATGTTATTTAAAATGAATGAATACGAACTTAACGGAAGGCTTATGGAAATTTCACTTGCTTTGGGCTGTGAATTCCTTGAGCTGGTTCAAGTTAAAGAGCAGATTAAGAAAAACGGACTCGGGCCTGATGACGTAATGCGTTTAAAACAATTAGGTTTTCCGGGAAAAATTGAAAACTTCGAAAAGGCAGTATTTGATTTTAGCGAAAAAATTGGGTTTATGTCTTCGCACGAAATAAACACTCTTGATTACAAAACCAAATACCTTTCAAATAGAATAGCATTGAAACGAGTGCAAAGAAATTAAGATGGAAACATACATTAGCAACAAAACTACAGCAGAAATAAAAAAAGAAATTGAGGACTTGAAAACAGCTCTCAAAAGAAACATCGACGAATTTCTAAAATCCGGGGTTAGATCTGAATATTGAACTTGAGAAAGAAACGTTCGGATTTAGAGATGGTAATGCCGTATCAGCTTATAATCCAAAAATTGAAGTAATTTTGAAATAAAACAGCATGATGATACATAGATCAAAGAAATTAAGAATACGCTCTATTAGCCTTAGTCCATTAGAGACTGAAATGAGAGCAAAAGAAATGGAAATTTACAAAAAGAGGTTGGTAAAGGAAATTATAGACGAAATTCCCATTGAATTCCTCGACAAAATGTTTTCGATTACGATAGATGAGGACGATCATGTTACAGAAATAAAGAGCGAGATATTTTTAGATGATTTTATAGATCATCATCTACCTAAAATCGTTGTTGGAAAAAACATATATCCAGCAAAAAAATAGAGTACGCCCTCCAACTCCAAAACCTTTTCTTCGCACTTAAAGGAAAAGAGTTAACTTTGAAATAAAATTTTAATAAATGAGAACAGAAATCCAAACTTATCACAGAATCGAAGAAGATTTGAAACTAGACTATCCAGATCTAACTGATTATGAAAGGCTTTCCATAGCGGTTCAAATACAAAGGAATCAACTTATAGAGAACGGTCTAAATGTTTCAACAGATGATTCTAAACCGTCGGCTTTAGAAGCAATTGCAATTGCGCTTGGTTATACCTCTCCTTCAAGCATCTCGATAAATGATAATTTAGCAGACTTGGTTAAGAATACAGAATCAAAATAAAAATAAAGCCCCATTAAGGGGCTGTTTTATTATCTATCTCTATGATTCTGTTAATGTACTCTTTTGTTGATAAACGGTTTATTATAACTCTGCCATAATCGTCAATAAGAAGAACGGGCATACTAAGATGCGACACATCAATTATTTTACAACTTGCAGGAATTAAAAATTCAGTATTTAAATTTTTATCATAATTTTTGTAAATTTCATTTATAGCAAGCAACTCTTCGCGTTCATTTTCAGTAATTAAGCTACTTGTTATGTATTCCCAACCCTCCATTTCTGTGCAATGATTGAAAGATCCATCTTCGTTCATTTGCAATACTTGAATACCTCCGTTAGCATGTAGAGGCCCTAAAACTAATCCACCATCATTCGCATCCATGATCATATTATTAGCTTTCATCGTTATTATGTCATTTAGTGAGAAATTGTATCCATAGCCTCCATGTTTAGGACTATATAAAACTTTTCCCAGATTAAAAGTCTCACAAAGCTCAATAAATTTTTCGTATCCATCCATAAGTACTTGTTTTCCGTAAATATAACAAAAAGCCCTCTCAAAAAGAAGGCTTTTAAGATTACTAATGATTCATTAATCCCAATCGATCTTTAAGGTATACACCTTAGGCGGTACTTCAAAATGCCATTCAGGAAAATCCCATTTTTTTTCTTGATAAGGCGTTAGTTTAGCCCATGATGGGTCAATGCCCGTTACCGCCGTAATTGTAAACTTATCCTTAATTTCCGCAATCGGCATATCCAAATTTTTTAAGCTACTGCTTAATTCCTCCCCGATCTTACTCATTTCGATTCCTGTACTGAGTAACTTTTCAAAATCCACACCTAAGGTGGCCGTTTCGAATTCCAACTTCATATTTTAATATTTTTAAAATCTGGCAAAAATACCATTATCTCTAATATAATGAATTCGTTTGGCTTATGGAAATTTTTACTAAAAAATATGTTAGAAAAAAGTGGAAAAATGTTAGAAAATAAAGTATCCTCATAAACACCACAATAGGATGTCTGTAATTTTGAATAAATATTTAAATTTTATCAAAATGAAAAAGCAGATCAAAACCAATTTAGATCAGTTTATTAAGCAAAACAATCTAACAAAGAAATCAAATCGAGTAATTAATCCAGAAAGCTTATTGAAGAAAATTCAAATGGCAAATAAGTTTACTATTAACAACATTAACGCTGGTAGAATAACTAAAAAAGAGATTGAAGACTTAGATAAGGCTTACAAAGACATTATGAACAATTATTTGTAAGTCAAACCAAGTACTTTCTAAACTCACTCCTGAATCTTATTTCGGGAGTGTTTTCCACGATCTCCTTCCAGTACGCAATGTTTTTAGCTTCGTATTCCGGCTGTCCTGAATGTGCTAAAGGCTCTCTAAGAACAATAAGTGTGTTCGCTACGTTATCCGATAGCATCTTATGCTGCTGAACTTTATCCAATAATTTCACATGGAACTCACAAAGACTCTCGTATTGTCGTTTCGTGTACGAATACGAATGAAAATGATAGCAGATAAACGGGAATTCCGGGTGAATTTCTCCGGTAAGGTTGCAGTTTTCAACCATTAGTAAAAGCTTGTCCGGAAGGGGCATAAAATTGCATCCTTCCGTTAATTCATCATATAGTTTTTGTTCTTGGCACGAGATCATCCAGTAAAGGTACGTAAATCAATTAAAAAAAAGTGATCACAACTTAATGCAATCACTTAATTCATTTTTTACTGAAGTGAGCAGGACTTAAACCTGCACGCCCTCCACAAGGCTTATTTCAAATGTTATTTATACTCAATTTAGTGGCATCCTATTTAATGAATTTTTAGCGTCTACCAATGCCCGCCCTCACTTCAATACAAATTTAAGAATTCTATTTGATATAACCTTTATTATCCATCATAAAAGACGGTTGAGTTTTCCAACCTTCCATTTTTGCCTTGTTTTCGTCCATATATGTTTTAAACTGTTCTGGAACATCAGAAATATAATTCTCAGATCTTTCCGGCGGTAAATTAAGCCCTTTGTTTATTTCATCAATGATTTCCTTGTCTGTTTTGCGGACTGTAAAGCGTTGACACATGCATCCGATATGCCAGCCTCTCCAAATAAAGTTTTTAGGGTAAAGACCCCTTAAATCATCGCAAATATCAACAATCTTATGACGGTTACTCAGTTCAATTCTATAGCCAACAATGTCATTGTTCTGCATGATGCGAAGCTGGTCCGATTCCCGGTAAGCCAAATTGTTTTCCTCTTTGGTCAAACGCACAGCATTAGCCATACTGCTACGATACACACCTTGTCCCGGTTTATAGGCTTTAGCATTCTTACTCAAAGTCAAATTTCCGTGTTTATCTCGTACTCTTCTGTATAGCCTGTCCGGTTCTCGCAGATACTTTTTAATTTCCCTGGCTAACTGCTGAGCGCTTTTACCTTCAGACAATCCTAAATCAAGCGCAAATTCTAATTCTTTCTTCGTATTCTGAGTAATTGACCATACACGGTCTGAAATAGTAAATTTGCCTGTTTTTCGTTCTTGAAACGCTTTTAAAGCTTCAGCATTACGAGGCATAGGCGCTTCTTTGAGTTTATTTAGTATGTCAGCCGGAATTTTCCCGGAAATACTATTCAGCGTCGCTAGTTTTAAAGCATCATTCTTCAAATCTCCAACATTCCATGAGTAAGCCGTAGAAACCGTTATCAATTCTCGTAAATCCGAGTTGAATTGATTGAAAACATTTTCGATATACTTGGTAATCTTTGGATATTTCCGGAACTGGAAAAGCCCCTCCTTTAAAGTTGCTGGAAGGGATGAAAAAACAATACTTTCAACTAGATCGTTGAAAAGCTTTTCAACTCGTCTTAAGTACTGCTCTACTCTTTTTCTATGTTGCCTGTCGAAGTCCATTCGTATTGCTTGTTACGTCCTATAGTAATTGTTTTACCGCACATTGTTTTAATGTAAATATTTTCATCTGGTTCAGCCTTACAATGCTCATTATGTTCTTCAAATAGTTCTACTGGAACTTCTGAGTATTGATTTAATAGATCAATAATTACGGACCTTAAGTCTTTTTTCCTGCGAGCAATCCAAACGTTTTTCGATTCAATACCTGATTTATTATTTTCCATTTTCAATATTGTTAAAGAATTTTTCTATTTGATCAAAAAACCACCCTGTCATGTAAGCCTGAGCCTCGTCGTTTTCTATATCTAACTTTTGACCACGGTCTTTGAATAGCTTGTTTACAAGATGAACGCATTCATGAGTAATTACACTGTTTTTAGGCCGGTCTTTAAAGCACACCACGTATTTTGAATATCCATTCTGACAATCATCAAAAACAAACGCATCATCTCTTTCGTCGGCCGGTCTATCCCATTGTAAACGATGCTGATAAATGCCGTTTACGTTCTTCCATTCTTCCGGATCTAAAATGATAATGAAATCTCCAAAATAGATAGGTATTTTAACTACTTTCTTTTTCATAATCCAAACGTTTTAGCATTCTCTGTTTCCGCCGAATATTCGTTTTCATCTCTAATCCTTTGCATTTCTTCCACCGGATCATCAATGCCAAGATTCCTCATAGCAGTTTCCACAGACATTATAGCTTGACCCCCAGTTGCATCCATCAAATAACTTATCTTTTCCTTCATATCGTTGATCATGTACGGATTGTAAACAATATCAACTTCGAGTTCTTCTAGCTTTTTAGCGTCTTTGGTGCTGAGTACATTAGCCAGGAATGCCTTGATGATATTGATACGCCTTGTCAAGTAATCATCCCATATTTCACGCTTCATTTCAACTTTCAAATGAATATCCATGAAGTAATACTGTGCAGCAACTCCTGAGATAGCACCCATTGATTTAAGTTTTTCAAATGAAATATCTGGGGTCTGGGTGAGTTTGTATACAAATTCTTTGAGATTATCAAATTCCAATTTTTGAGATTCTGTATTATTATCCCATGTAAGATAGTCTAACTCCGAATCTTTTTCCATTTGGAAAATAGCCCCTTTCTGACCCTTTCTAGCAAAACCAGTTAACTCACCTTTTGCCTTAACTTTTGGATCTGCATGATAGTCATTAGTTTCAGCATGTCCAGAAGCTAACTCTTCCATTCTTTCAATTAAAACCTGCACAATATCCCATTCAGTTTTCTTTTGTGAACCATATACAACAGGAATTTTGCCGATCAAATTACGCTCTCTACCTTCCTCAATCCATTGTGATTCCTTCTTAAGAACGATCTTTTCTTCAGCCGTGTATATCTCACGATATTCAACTTCTTTATCACTATCGTCCTTTAAAATAATTTCACGAACAAAGGCAGTCATATCTCCATTCTCAAAAACAGGGTAGAAAACGTCACCTTCTGTTGGTCGCAATAATTTAACGCGCAATCTATCAGCTTCGGGCGTCAAATACCAAACCTCTGCTACTTTTGTGGTTCCGTAAACTTCCCTTGCTGCATCACGCGTTAAAGAAATGATCTTATTTTGTTTTAAAACATCCTGAACCAATGAGAAACTGTCATTAGTCGGAATGTATGTAACAGGTTTTCCAAAACCAAACGCCACAATTTTATCAACTATTAACTGTTGAAACGCAAAACCAATTCTATTAATAGGCTGTGATGCAGTCCCCTCTTCAGTTTCAACAAGTTTATCCGGGTATTTCGTTTTATTGGTGAAAATCTCGTGGGTTTCCACATTGTACTGCAGAACAGCTTTCGATAAATAGTCTGTGTTCGGTCTTAATTTATCCAGCTTCTTTACTATTTCCTCTGCATCTAATCCTTTTAAATCCATATATAGTAATTTTTATTATCCTAACATTCTGCCTAAAGTTTTAAGGTCTACACGATCAGGGTTTTTAAAGTCAAAATAACACCTCATCAGTATCATATCTCTATAATCTGGAGACCTGCCAATATTTTGTTTTATCTGTGTTTTATCCACTAAAGTAACAATATCAACATCAGGAATTCTTTCTATAGTGTCTAATTCTTCTTTTATATATTCCTTTTGCTTTTCTGATATATCAGCAGAAATATTCATCTTATTTTGATTAATTATTTTTTCAGCCAAATAAACCAATAACTGCGTCTGCATGTTTTTATATTTGGGTGCGTTTTTACTTTGTCCAGTATTTTCCTCAAATGGTTTTGCGTTATTTACAAAACCAATTATGTCAAGATTATCAACTACGCCCCCTCCAACACCATCGGCGTCAGCGATACAATTATGCTTCGGAATTTTATGTTTAATCCGCATTGCTTGAATGCAAGCTTGTATCTCTGTTGTTTTACTGATTTCAAATTCATGAACTTCAATTAAATCCCAGTCCTCCCAAACACCAACCGTAGCCAAATCGGAACCGAAACGAGCAACATCGGCAGTTATATATTTCCGTCCTTTTTTTTCAATATGATCATTTTTCCATAGATCTAGTATTCGATCATAGATTGTAAGTTTATAAGGATTGTCGTCGTACTCCCAATTACCCTTTAATAATCTTTCCCTCTTTGCTTTATCTGTGGTGCTTTCTAGCTGTTCAATATAATCGGTAGTAATAAAAGGGTTTTCCTGAACAAATGCCTGAATAAATTTTTGCTTTAATTTTAATAAACCTTCCTTCATTGGCTTATAAAAATACGAGTACATCCAATTCTTCTTTGGATTACATGTAACAAAAATCTTTGGCTTTAAACCATACTCTTCATTCATATGTCGCCCTATCCTAGTTTTAAGCGTATCATATGCTCCGAAATTAATTTCTCCGCCTTCTTCTATCCAGCCTCCCGTATATTCCAGAGAGCCATAACGCTCATAAAGCTGATCAGATGGCAAGTAGCGTAAATCTAATAGATCTATCCGGCTGCCGTTTGTAAATTGGATATAATGATCCTGCCCATTGTACTTAAAAATATTCTTGGGAATTTTATATGCTTTTGCAACTTTAAAAAATGTTATCAATGTTGATTCTCGTAACCTCTTCAATGATTCCCTGCCAATAAACCATTTTGTATCTGGATAAGCTAAAGCCGAAAGCATGAGCCAAGCAGCGCCCGTCCAAGATTTTGCACCTCCCGCTGCGCCACCATACAAAAATTCTGTGGTAATATCATCTGTCAAAATACGCAATGCCTCATCCTGCTTTTCGTGCCTTTTACCTTCACGAACAGTTATAAAGTCAAAAATCCTTCGCTTGAAGGACTCTACTAAAGCACCAAGTACATCATCATTCTGCATTTAATCCCGCTTGTATAAATTCTTGCAAAGCTTCATCAGATATTTTACTATAGTCGATTTTATTTTTCTGCTCAACCTCCAATTCTTGTTTGTCTCTCCATTTAGCAGGCTGGCGATTCTTAAGCCAGAAAATTGCGCTTGTAGGATCTGGAGGATAAACCTTTCTCACAGGCACTCTCTCAATATCGCCTTCAATAACTTTAATTTCTTCGGAGTCATGCTCGAATCCTAAAGCCCTTTGATAAAGCCGATCGGCAACATTTGCGTCAGCAATTTGTTTTCCTTTTTTTATGGACTCCAAAAATTCCGGATATTCTATTTTCCAATTGTTGATAGTTGCCTCACAAACATTAAAGAATTCAGCAATTTCTTTATCAATGGCGCCAAGCAGACAAAGCTTGTAAACCTGCTCATTGAATACTTCATCATATTTTGTTGGTGCTCCTGCCATTACTTCATTTTTAAGTTTTGTTTTCTATCTTCATTTAGAGACTTGAGGAAATTAATAATCTCATTTAAACATTTAGAATCGAATATTGTATTTGGGTTAGGCTGGAAAGTGTAAGTTCTCCATTGCGGATAAAATATAATATTTCCCAAATTAAAACCACCATTCAAAGACTCAACCATAAAGCGTTTTGTCTTGCCCTCAAATGGCATCTCGTGGAATTTCACATACTCCGGCTTTCTTCCTTCATTCTCTTCACTCTTCTTCTTTGCCATTTCTTTTCATTTATTCATTCACCGCACTCCCTGTCACTCCCTCTGCCATAGAAATTATTACTTTAAATTTTGCTTAGCTGTTCTTCAAGATTTTTTAACTCGTTGTTGTACTCTTGGATAAGATCTTTTAAGAACTTTCTGGAAAACTCTTTTGATGGATAATGATCTCCGTATTCGCTTCTATCATTTACTTCAACCTTTAATCTTAATCTCTTAGTAGATCCTTCGTCAATCTTATCGAATGCTTCAGTTAAATCTTTGATTTGTATTTCCAACCCATGCATTCTATCATAAATATCTTTACCTTTTAAATATTGATACTTTGTCATAGAAAATTAGTTTATAATTTTAGATTTTTTCTACTTGGTTTTTACAATGTGATAGTCAAAATAGTAAGTATTAGAACTTATCTGAACTTCTCTTGCTATTGCATAACTCTCAAACCTCATGCAATTAACTGAATCAGGAAACGGATGCCCTTCCAACCACTCTTCAATTGTCTTATAGCTTTTAGGTATCAAAGAATGCTCTTCCTTGATCTTATCTTCTAATCTCCTAAACTCAGCTAACTCATTATCTTTACTAATTAAAGCTTTCGTTAATTCTGCTTTTTCAGATAATAGCTTTTGAAAATTATATTCGTACTCTTTTCTCTCCATACTCCCTAAATTAAAAACCCACAACTATAATTCAACAACAGTTGCTGTTGTTACTAAATCGCCATGCAAATCATAACCTTTTTGAATTGCTTCCTTTTCGTTATTAGCTTCAAGAATAAATGAAAAGCTATGTGTTTTTGTCCTTACTATAAATCTGTATTTTTTCATAATCATTTCAATAATTAAAAACCCCGCTACCTAAATAATTCAGGCTGCAACGGTTGTAGTTTTTCTATCCTTTCTTTTCCCTTTTCAAAATACTCCTGATCTATCTCACAGGCTATTCCTTTCATTCCCATATTGTGTACAGCTTCCATACAAGACATTGAACCTCCGAAGAAGTCAGCTACTATAATTTCCTCACGAGGTTTTGATTCTGGAATAACAAGTGCTAAAAGCCGTTCTAAAAGACGGACTGGTTTTTCGGTAGGATGAATTGTACCATAATGATTTCTTTTTACATTTATAATACTCTTTTCTTTCATTCCATACACTACCGACTGCATAGTTTTAACCGATCGACATTGTTCTTTACTCACACCTTGTATTGTAGTATTAAACCCTCGTTTTTTATCTTCACCAAACTCTATCATTCTTTTGGTCATAAATAACTCTAAAGCTTCCAGTTCCTTTGTGTTATTAAGTGCTGATTTGATTCTTTTAATATCTTGAATTATGCTAGATATATTTTCTTGCTTAACCTCAAGATAAGGTACCCGTACATTATTTATTCCCGCATCTTTCCCAAATATCACAACGGTTTCATGACACCTGCTAATTGCGTGCATTGAGGAAGTTGTGTAAGATTTGTTCCATATAATTTCCTCTTTGAAGCTAAATTTTAGCTCTGAAAGAATCGTATTCCAACGATAGAAACTTTCACCACGGCCAAACATCACGATAAAACCATTTTTTGTTAAAAGCCTTCTGCATTCTGAGAAAAACTTATGCTCATCAAACGGTCTTTCAAGCTTTTGATTTTTCAAGTACAAATACGGCGGATCTATACAGATCACGTCAATACTTTCATCTGGAAGTCTTTTCATTAATTCCAGGTTGTCTTCATTAAATAATTTAATCCTCTCCATAAAAAATACCCGCTACCTATTACAGCAGCGGGACACCAAATCACAAAATATTAATATGAAAAAAATAGTTCCTACTGCATTAAATCAATCCACATTATTAAGACTCTTTGTATCGCCTTATTAGTTCCGCTATAAGCAAATCAGAATCATACCTATTTGGAGGCACTGTCATTCTGAACTTCTTTCCTCCTTGACATAAGTCGGATAAAATCTGATCTACTTTTTCAATTAGCTCTTCTTTTGGAATAGCTTCAATTTGTTTTCTTAACTCCTCACTTGTCATACTTCATTTTTTTAAAAAAAAGAACAATGGGGTTTTCAGCATACTTTTAAGAGCCTCCTCCCAGCAACACCTCCAAGTGTTTTCAGAGTAATCCACTCGCACCTCACGTGCTAAACGCTACTATCTCATTACTGCGGTCTTACCCGCCACTGTTCTTTGGTTGCCCGTCTTTCCGGGCTGTCATAACTTAATTTAAAACATATACTATGCTTTGCTGATGCTCCCTGTTTCGCTCAGTAACACTTATCTATTGTTAAGGTCGTATATCTCATATACTGGCAACACGTTTTAATATTTTGGTATAACTTTAATCCTACCATTACCCAAATCCTCTATTTCATATTCAGTAAAAGTTTTTACACCTGCTTTTTTGAGCAATTCTTTATGCGGAATTCCAATGTTTGTATTAGAAAATTCAGCTCTTTTTTTAGAATTATTAGTCACTTTCATATTCATTTCTATTTAGCGCATTACCTATATGCTAGCATCACGTTTTATTACTTTTTCTCAAACAATACAATTTTACCGTCCTTACCAAAAATAAAGGCTATAAAGCCAGACATAACTGCAGAAATAAATTCGTAAAAAGTATACTCTTTTACAAATAACAGATACGTTGAACCTACGAATAAAAAAACAGATCCTGAGTATAAAACAACTCTTAAAAATTTAGCCCACTTTGTCATTTTATTATTTTTTATTTTTCTCTTTAAAAACACCAAGCACCCTCCTTCATCTAACCAACTCACAACCCCGACCGCACTCATCATCTGTGCTTGGTAATTCAACAACAATTAAATAGTTATAAGATCCTTTTTCATTTCCCTAATCTTTAAGCGGTAATACTCAATCTTTTCTTTTATCTCGGGTATGGACAACTTTAAAACTCCATTTCTAGCTTTGAACTCTAAAGCCTCGAATCTTTCAATTCCAATTTTTTCAATAAGCCTCGGACGATATTCGTTAATGTTTCCGGACTTTTTTAGGTTGCAATTATTGCTACATTGCTTATGGACATTATCTTCATCAAATCTCACGTTAGGAAATCCACCTGTAGTCCAAAAATGCCCCGCGTCGTACTTAATATCTGTTCTCGTAGTTCCACAGCTTATACAAGGCTTATCTCTATCTCTTAAACGAATAAATGTATTGAAGTCTTTTTGCAGGTCCTGCAACCAGTCGCTTTGAGTCTTTAATTTCTCCTTCCTGATCTTCTTCTCTTTTCTCCAAGCTTTAGCGTTTTTCTTGTCTACATCTGATTTAGCATAAGCAAGTGCGCAGGTCAAAGAACAAACTCTTTCAGTTGTCTTAAACGGCATAAAATCCTCCCCACATACTACGCACTCCTTAGGCTTTATATCCTTCATTTCCAACTGCTTTACAGTAAAGTTACGAAAACGAAAATTACAAAACAACACTCAATCTAACTTTTTTTATAGTTTTTACTAACAATTTTTATTTACTATTCTAACAATGAAATTTTGGACAAAAAAATACCCCTGTTAATTCAGGGGCTTTATTTTGGTAACGTAACTCTAATATTATTCAAGCTTTGAAAAATATGTATTTTCTTCTGCTTTGCCATCCGATATAAAAACTCGTTTCTTTCTTGCAATGGCAATTTTAAAATGTGATCAAATGCTCCCATAGTGACGCCGTTTGAACCTCCATCTTTTTTAAACTGTTCGGTAACGATTTCAATTATTTGCTTCTCTATTTCTTCCATGTTTTCCATTAGAATTCATATGCTTCTTTAAGCAGTTCATACGCTTGTTTAATTGAACATCCTACTGTTACTAAATTTATGAATTCTTGGTTATATTCATCAGGAATCAAAAAAAATAGTTCTTCATTATTTTGCAAGTCGTCTGGATCACAAACTTTTTTCAATTCGTTATATTCTAAACTACAGCATTGATACAGTGCTTTATGAAAATCCATAAAAGCATTTGCTGCGCAATTTGCGGATTTCCCTATATTATTTTCCATGGAGTAAAGATACTAAAACAGATAGAAAAGTAAGTACACCACGCATGCAATCCAAAACCACGCAATCGCACCGATTATTCTCAATTCTGTGTCCTTATTCCTGAACAACAAGCATTCGTTAATAAATTCTTTCATTTTACTAATTTAGTTTTGTTATTTGGTTTTGTATTGTGTGTTTCCGTAATTAGACAAGCCATATTCCATTTCTTCTAACAAATTGAGATCGTTCAATCTCAACCACATCTCCCGTATCTTCATCAATATAATCTTCTTTCCATGTGATCTTTATCTGATATAAGTAAAGATTCTAAATATAAATTTCGGTTCTCCTGATTAAGATGTTTTATTTTTTGTTCGTTTTTCTTAATCTTATTTTCAATTTGCTTTCTTGTCATCTTTACAGTATTTCAAAGATTATACATTTTGATGGGTTGAAGGTTCGTGATTCTGATTTCTTCCATTTTTCATGATCTAAATAATACTGAGCAAAGTCAGTTTCGCAATCATCGTTACTATAATCATAATGTGAAGGTTCCGGATTATCTCCCCAATGGTAGTTTTTCGATTGTATGGCAGAAATGAAGGATTCTAAAGCGGTAAGTTTGTACGCTCTTGGATTATGATGATTGTAATCGACAAAATAACCTAAGTCAAAACCATCTACTATTTCATAAGCAATATCCTCCGTAAGATCAGAGCCTTTGCAGATTTCTTTTATTTTTTCAAATCCCACCCTGATAGCTCCATCATTGTATTCATTCTCTTTTTTAAACTTAAAGAATATGAATTCTTTATGATATTTATATACTTCAGGCATTTCTGGGAACTCCACAATAAGGAGTCTTTTATTTGTGGTTATCTCTAACTGTTTCATGATTCTTTAATTTTCTGAATTGGTTATTTTTATAGCTGTGAACTCTATCCATTCACCATAATATTCAACTCCAAAATTGTAAGTATATCCATACTTAGTACATGTATTCTGTAGTAGTTCTTTATTTTCTATTCTAACAGGGAACCCGTCATTTGTTACAACAGGATCACCTTTTTCTATTCTGCCAAACAGCCTACCGTATTCAACACCTGCAGTAAAGCTTTGTGATTGATCTGGAAATTTTATAAATAGTTCCATAATTCTTGTTTTAAAGTGCTACCCTAAGATGGCACGGGGTTAAAATCCATCAAATTCAGGCATTTTATCAATTTCTTCCTGAGTGTGATACTCAATGCCAAATTGAAACTCTAATGTTTCATTATCCTGGCAATTTTCCATAATCTCCACCTTTAAGTTTTCTAGTATTCCATCAATGTCTGTGTCAACAAATTTTGAGTTTCCCATTGAAATACTGTAACATTTAATTTTTTCGTTTTCCATTGTATTATTGTTTTTGAGTTAAAGTTGCTTTGTTGATGTATTCGGATTCTGGAAGGTTGAAGACGTTGAAATGGAATTTCAATAATTTTTCAAATTTCCATTGTGGTAATACGTCTAAGGGATCTTTGTTTTCAACCATTTTTAATGTTTTATTCCTATCTGCTATTGAAGTTGATATATATTCAATTGGTTTTATAATTAAGCAGTTGTGCTCTATCTCCTTGGTTAAATAGGATAGATCGTAGAGAAGTGGTTTAATCTCTGATAATTCATTGAAAGAGAAATAATACTTATCAGACACTTTAAATTCTCCGTATCCAAACTCTCCATTTGATATAGTGAATTCAGTTATTACCCCTGTTTTATTAGCGTGCTCGTTTGGATATTCGCTATCTAAATTATACTTTCCTTCATCTGATAGTCCTACATTAAGTTCATACGGAAGATAAGCTGAGTAAATTTTTAATAGTTCGTCTTTATTCATTGTTTTGTTTTTATAAGTGAGTGAAGGAATTTTATAAGTTCAGGGGATTGGTCTTTGAGATAAGGTTTAGAGAAATTCCATATCGTTAAATGCTCTTGATAATCTCTAGTGTGATTATTTTCACAAAACTCACCAGCTGTATTTACGTAATATTCAGATTCTGGATATAATATAAACAGCCAATCAAGCACATCATGAAGCATTGGGTCAAATTATAAATCTTTTAATGGCTTCAGTCTCGGCAGCTTCTCCCGGATCTCCCGGGTTAGTTCTTCTAGTTCTTTCATGATTTGTTAATATTTTTTTTCTCTTTTTGGAGCATCATTTCAACGAACTTTTTTGTGGTTAATGGCTTTGGGCATTCTTCCTTTGGGACCCCATCTTGTTGAGCACCAAGTTCACATCTATAAACTACAGCGAATTTTCCCCCATCTTCAAGTGCTTTACATTTGTCACATGTCTTTTTCATCTGATTATATTTTCGGGATTAATGATTGATGATTTATCTACTCTTGTCATCATGCCTTTTGGTTCGATACAAGCCTTCTCCGCTATTCTCTTCTGCTGTTCAGCCTCTTGGTGACTCATGGCTAGTTTTTTAAATTATTCAGTCTGTCAATTTCTGCAGCGATCATTGCGCCCGCCTTACAAAGCTGTTTCACTCGGTCATTCGGTGTAAACTTTAGCCATTTAAGCTCAAAAGGCCAGAAATGTAACCACATATCATTGCCCCACTGATGATCAACATAGCTTCTTGTGTCTTCGGTCATAGCATATAGTGCTGCCGCATCTGCAAGTTCCCCGTTTGAATGATGCTTATCATGTTCAGATGTCCATCCTTCAGACTCAATTTGTCTTTTTCTTTCGTCGGCGATTAACTCAATGCCTGTTTTAGTATTTTCCATTGTTGTTATTTTTAAAATTTGACGTAAAGAGTGTGCGTTCGCTGTTTTTTGCGAACTTTTTTTGCACTTAAAATTGTCTTTGATTTTTCCCTCCTTTTGGTCCTAATCTTTTAAATTCGATGATTACTGGAGTCTTTCTGCTCTTATCTGATGAGCTAAAAGACGTTTTTGATTGTGCAGTTAATTTTGCCATAATTTTTTAATTGTTGTTACTTTGATTTGACTTCGCTTCAGATCAGTACGCAGAACACTCTTACAACGAAAATGGAGAGTGGAGAGGGGTTTTAAAGAAAAACTAACCTTTCCTCAAAAGTGACTCCTGGAACTTTATAACGCGCTGTTGTTGTTCTTCAGTCGATGTTAAAAATGTAAATACAAAATCTTCTATTCCAATTTCTTTTTGGTCGAAATTTTCATTTCCGGTGAAGTGCTTGTTTAACTGTTTAAAGGCTGTTATAAGATCAAATACTCCATCCCGGGAATGAATCAAACCTTTGTTTTTTAACATCTTGGTTCCAGTGTCGATGATCGTTGTTCCGATAGCGCAGAAGCTTAACCATTTTTCTACCGCATCCCTGTCTTTATCATTGTAGTTTTGCGGACCAGTTAAAGGCTTTATAAGTGGTTTTTGTTGTACTTGTGCGGAGTTGATGAAAGAAACTGACACCGGCACGTTTGTTCTGTTTTTTAAAAGTTTTGAGTAATTCATTTTCTTTAAAAAATTTTCTTCGTTAAAGTTTTTTATTCTGTTTTTAAATTCCTGATTGAACTGTGATAGCCCTTCATACTTTCGTAAGTGATACATTACTGTTGAGTGATCTTTTTTTACGATTCTAGCAATATTCATCAGCGTATATCCGGCATTTCGTAAGTTGTAAATGAATATCGAAAGATCATCAAGCATATCCGTTGGCGTTCGGTTAACTTTTGTTTTCATGGCCTTTTGATTTTTGATATAGTCTTTTCCAATGCTGTAACCAAACTTCTTCAGATGACTCGTTCAATTTCATATATAGCACATAATTTGTGATCATTTCATTCTGAAATTCTACGTAAACATCTTTTTTTATTACTTTAGGCAATGCAGATCCGTCACTTGACAATTTACCTTCTGCCGTTTCAGGGACATAATTCTTAAGAAAATTCTCAACAAATTGTAGCTTCACCTTATCACCTCTTTCGCTTTTAATTAGATCATAGAAAACCGGTGTTGCAATCACTCTTCCATCGGATTTAAATCTGTGATAATCCTTCTGAATATTATCAAATGTCAAAGCTTCATACTCTTCTTTTGTCATTTTAGGAGGTGGAGGGTTAAGCAAATTGCTAATTTCCTTTTTCCCGTTTTGATGCTTTTGATCTCTTGATTTAAATTCTGAATACCCACGCTCTATTTCAGAAAGGTTTATTTGGTTTATTTCTCGGTATATTTTTACATTCTGATCATCTACCATTAGAATTCCTTTTGAAGCGAAATTTAGTGCCAATATGAACTCGTCCTCGGTTAAATCACATCGCCTTCCAAAGTCTTTTACTTTTGCCTTGGCAATATTGTAATCTGAAAATGGATCTTTTTCTGGATTCTCTCCATTATCAACAAATTTAGGATCGATGAAAAGTATTACTCGGTTAGCCAGTCTTTCCAAAACTTCTTCACTCGACCACTTCAGCTTCGATTGTGACATCTCCGCTTTCACTGTTTCCGGTAGACTGTTCACGAGCTTGTCTGGCAAGTATGGAAGAAGCGGATACTTTCCCGGATGTCGGATTACCTCTGGCGGTATTTCCATTTTGATTACCAAATCCGTTTTGCTGGTTGTTGTTATTTGATTTTCCATAAATTGGTTTTATGTGAGGTATTGTATTTTGAATTTTTAATTTCCAGTTTTCAATCTTTTTGCCATATCCATCTTTCCAACCTGAAGCAACCCATGTATCGTATTTTGATTCTATCTGAGATTGATACTGTTCTTTTTTTCCGATTTTATTTTCTTCGATGTACTCAAGAGCATAATTTGAAAAATCTTCTTTTGATGGAATATCTTTATTTATACTTTTATCTTTATTTATATTTACATCTACATCTTCATTTATATATAGCTTAAGCATTTGCTCAAGCATTTGCTTGTTTTTTGCTTGTTCTATTTCTTCGTCATTCATTTGATATAATGAATCTTTCAATCTCGCTAAATACTTATTATTAAAGCCTTTAATAGTTTTTGCGAGCTTAATTATTACTCCAATATTGCCACTTTTAGCTCGTTTTGACTTAAAGTCCTGGCGTTTTGAAATTATTTCCTCGGCGAAGTTATTTTTCCATTTTCCTTCGCATAGCTTAAACTTTAGCTTAAGCACTTGCTCAAGCATTTGCTCAAGCATTTGATATTCACTTGGTAGTATTCTACATATTCCTGCTATAACATCAGTATCATCCGGAATGCCATCAGGGTTATCATATTGGTAGAATAGCAAGTCCATATACCACGCCCTCAAATGTGCCTTCATTCCATTTGTTGACGAAATCCACTTGTCAAAATAGACAAGAACTGCAGGATCTTTTGCCATATCTTTTTTTTAACTTTTGGTAATTCAATTTGGTTTTACCCATGCTAAAACATCACTAATGCATGGTAGTTTTTTTTAAAGCTTGTCAATAGCTCTTTGTATTCTCACTCTTTCAACTTCTTCTGGTTTGAAGAAAAACCTGCTGCCTATTTTCTTATATTCAATTTCGCCTCTTCGTTTGATATGCTGAAGATTTTTCGTTGTAATTCTGAGTTCTTTGGCAGCTTCTTTGACATTCAACAGTCCAACGCCTATCTTTTCAGGTTTTGGATTTTTTGATCTCTCTTTTTCCAGCTCAATAGTGTACTGGCATTCTCCAGGTTTAGCAAATCTGGCCTTGCGATTTAGAGTTTTAGCGTATATGAGTGTAGCAGTTGCGTCAATTTTTCCTAATTCAATTGAGACTTTACTATTGGGAATTTTGTCTCCTGGCAAATAGCCAAATTCTTTACATAGGCTTGCTTTAATTACCTCTATTTCTGGGATTGGTTTTGGGTTTTTCATTGGTTTTCTTTTTGTCGTTTTCGATTCTTATTAAGCGTTTTTCGTTCCATTTGAAGAGGCCGTTTGAATCACGGCCTGACCAGTATCCGTCTTTTTCTTTCATTATGCCACTTTAAAAAGTTGTGAGGCCATTTCTACGGTCAAACTGTTAAGTCTTTCTCTGCAAAGTCTAATTTGCTCATACAAAGCCTGAATTGCTTCTTTAGAATATTCAAGCTCAAAGACTTTTATTCTCAGTTCTTTCGGAATTTCAAAGAAATCTGTAAACCACTTTTTTTCTATTAACATTGATTCCTGGCAGAATTCATCTAATCCCTGTTCTGTGTAAATCATATTAGATACGGTTTCGACAACTAGAGGAATTCTGTCTTCTTTCACATTTCCGTTGATGTCGTAAATTCCTTGCTTCCAATCTAACCGCCTTAATTCATCAATAATGATTTTATTTGGAGTATCTACCAGAGCATAAACCAGCTCAGCTTCTTTGATTCCGGTTAATTCCATATAACCTTGTAATTGCCACTCATAATCCTTATTTACTATAACCGTTTCATACATTGGGAAGGAATCTAATGACCAGCTATTTTTCATATCGCGAACTTTCTTCTGAACATTATCCGGTGTCCCGTGAATGAATTTGTTTTTGTAATACTTTTGATTCTTCAGAAACAGAGTATTTTTAACTTCAGAGTAAAGTGTGATCGACTTTTCTTCAACTACGATTCCTTTTTCTGTAAACTTATTTGAGATCTGGCGGTCACGCTTCATGAAAAATCCTTTGTGAATATCTGTCAGATGAGTTACGACGCCTTTTGATAGTTCCGGTTTTTCTTCTTTCTTACGGATCAGATCACCCATCTTAATAATCTGTTTGTCGGTAATTTTTCCAGCCAATATTTTTGATCTGAGTTCCGAAAGTTCCTTTTCTTGATTTGCCGTTAAAGCAGGAGAAACTCCTACCATTAACTTTCCTAATTGTGAACATCTGAATAAATGCTCATTAAAATCAACTACTTTCATAATTATGCGGATTGAAGTTCATCTTCTCTGGCCTCGTAGTAGAACATCAGTTGTTCGGGAACACTTTCTTTAAGCTGTTCTAAAGCTTCAAGTGTATCGGCTTTATCAATGAATAGCTTAATACGTTTCTCTTCTTCATTTACATTTTCAGCCTCAATGTCGATAGTGTTTGAGCTATCCACATAATCATAACTTCCCATTTCTTTTTGAACACTTTGATCGGCAAGGTGAGCATTTTGCATTTCTACACTCATTATACCCCATTTAGAAATAAGATTTTTGAGTACTGTTTTTTTTGCCATTGCATGAAATTGTTCCTTATCATTCCACGGAGACATTGAACCTTTGCCATAAGCCTGAGAATACTTTTTAGCATGGGTAATGACTTCTTCTTTACTCCAATATGTTGTTTTTGAAAATCCGGATTTTAATTTCATGTATCCAGCATATCCCACTATTTCTCCTTCACCCTGCACATCAAAGTCGGCTTCTAATTCTTCGGTTAACCTGTTGAATGATTTGAATTGATTTTCATAAACTTCTGTTGTATTTATGTTTTGATACTGATTAGTCCTTAGGGCTAGTTGAACAAAACCCTTCCATCCCATTTGAAACTGCGCTGAACCTTTATAAGGAACAATCCAAGCAAAACCCAAATTCGGATTAATTGGAAGGTCTAAAACAGCGGCTGTTGCTGCGGCATTATAAACCGTCATAGGGTCTGCATTCTGAAGTAACTTATTTCCGTTTACGATTTGAAGGACAGAAGAAATAAATCCTTGTGCTTTTTTTCCTAGTAGCTTTTCAAACTTTTCCTGAACATTAGTTTGGTTGAAAAGTGTTAATGCTGATTTTTGATTTGTTGCTGACATGATTAATTAATTGTTTTTGAATAGACCGCGTAAGACTTACTGCCGATCTTTTTTGATGAGGTTTGATAGATTTTATGTTTTGCTTTTAGCTCTGAGAAGCGTCCGGAAATTGTGTGTATCGGAACTCTCAGTATAGTCGCGATCTCTATTGTTGATCTTTTCCCGTCTACTTCATTTAATACTTTCTCCCACATCTTTGGAATAGTCTCCTTTACTTGTTGGAATGCCAGTTTGGAATTTGCGTTGTTCCTCCCCCGGCTGTAGTCAATTGGCTCCATAATCTTCTATTTCATGAATTCGTAATATGCTTTATATGCTAAGAAAGAAGCTTGAATACGCTTAAAATCTTCAGTATTCCTTTCTGTACTATACTCTTCTGTTCCGGAAAACCACTTTTCCCATTCTTCAAATGTTTTTTCTTTACAACCAATTCGAAGTAAATCTCCTTTTATTGCTATTCCCCACTTCATGTAAATTGGCAAGTAGGCTTTATCTAACTCTTTTGCTCCGTAAAGGTTTGCTCCGTAAAGGTTTGCTCTGAAAAGGTTTGCTCCGTCAAGGTTTGCTCTGAAAAGGTTTGCTCCGTCAAGGTTTGTTCTGACAAGGTTTGCTCCGTAAAGGTTTGCTCCGTCAAGGTTTGCTCCGTCAAGGTTTGCTCCGTCAAGGTTTGCTCCGTAAAGGTTTGCTCTGACAAGGTTTGCTCCGTCAAGGTTTGCTCTGACAAGGTTTGCTCTGACAAGGTTTGCTCCGTCAAGGTTTGCTCCGTCTTTAACAGCCTGTTGTAATGTTTCTTTTATGGTATTATCTTCTTTTTCTAGTTCAAAGAGTAATTTTCCTAACACTGATTTGATTTGGATTTTTATTTTCATGATTATTGATTTGATTGTTTAAACTCTTTGATGAACTCGTTTAAGGCTGATATTTCAAGGTCTGAAAGTTTATCGTGCCCTAGTCTTTTGTGATTCACATACCAGATGCCGGAATGATTTTCTATTTTAATAATTGCTGAATGTGTCATGATGTTTTAGGTAAATAATGTTTACAATTTTTTCTTATAAAGTCAAAATCCGGATGCACGGGAATTCCTGAATCAGAAAACTTGCATAGATTAGTTTGCCATGTTTGACGATAAGGCTCTTCCATATCATTGTGGTCAATTAAAATACATTTGTGGATGCAAGACAGACATGATCTAAATTTTGGATTCTTCCAGCAAGTACAATTTTGCTCATGATTTAAAGCCTTTTGTTTTTTCCAAAATCCCCTACCGCAATCAGAATAGTATCTAGTTACTTTTTTAGATTTCATGATTATGCTTTTTTAAGTGCCCAGTATTCGTTTATTAAACTTTGATCGAACATTACCGCAAATGGATTAGATAATTTAAAAGCTATCTTAAGTCTCTCAAGCCAAAACTGATCTTTAATCCCTACCGGTTCAGTTACAATTTGTTTTCTTTCGGCAATTGGCTTTTGAAGGTAGTCTGTTAGGTTCATATCTCTGTAGCTTCTTTGATTAACTGAATAATTTCTTTTTGAGTTTCAGATGTAATACATCCTAATAAGTGTTGCTGTTCTACAACTTTCTTAAGCATTTCAAGCATTTTATCAGCTTTACTTTCGGCATTCAAAGGGACAAATACCGGATTTGCGATATTTACTTTACCTTCTTCTCTACAGTATATATATCCTCCTGGCACTCTGGTTATTTTAAAATCTAAACTTCTAGTCCAGTCATGTAAGTTAATTGGTAGATTCATGATTTTTAGTGATATTTTATTAAGTATTCTACGAAGTAATTGTACTGTTGGCCGAACCAACGCATTGTTAATAGTAAGGTTCTCATGATGCTGTAAAATAATGGTTAAATGAAATTTGACCTCTCTCGATCATTTTGATGTTCAAACTGTACTGAGCCTGCTGGCACGCTTCCCTCAACGTTGAGACTCTTTCTCTGAAAAATGATTTACCGCCTTTTCTGTAAGTCTGAAACCAGCGAGCAATCATTCTTTTAATTTGCTTATATCCAGGATTCGATTTTAAAACTATTCCGGAAACCTGCCCGAGGTTATTCAAAATATGATACTGCCCTCTTATTACATGAATCCTTTCTCCATCTTCCAACCACACAAACCCATGAATCATTTCTTTGTTAGTCCTATAATCAGTTTGCTTGTAAAAATCAAAGCTTCTGATCTTCTTTCCTAAAATTGTTTTTTGTACTTTTGCTTCCATGATGTGGTAATTTTTTAATTACTTCGTTTTTGCCGAGTCACCTTTGCCCAGGTGGCTCATTTTATATTTTACCTTTAGCGAATTGAGCATCTAAATAATCCGAATAAAACTTCCCGAGTTCCTTTTTTGATTTTTTCTTCTCCGACACTCCCTCAAGTGTTCTTTTGCATAATTTTACTCTCTCTGCCTCAGGAAGCCTATTCAGATATTCTTTTGCTATTATGTAGTCAGTGTTCATGATTGAAGAATTAAACTAAGTTCCTTTTTACATCTTAAAGCCTCCTTCCTTTTTGCTTCTGCATTTTCTAAAGCTTTCTTTGCCAAACAGATTATCCCTTTCTCATTTCCTTCAGAAACATTGTTCGCTCTTCTTTTTACGTAATTGAGAGTAGAAATACTTACACCTGTTTCAGTGCTTACATTTGCTACATCTTCCTTAGTTGTAAAGTCTCTCAAATAATTCGAAAGTCTTAAACTAATAGGTTGACCGTATTTCAATTTTTCCATACTTTATTTATTTTAATTAAAAAATAGTTTTATCCCTGTTTTTTCACATTGAACAAAAAGACTAACTTTGTGTTGTTGTTTTGTTGAGACAAATATATAACCATTTTAGTTATAAAACAATAAATTATAATCATTTTAGTTATATTTTATGTAACTATTTGATTTTCAAACACAAAATTTTTATGTCGAAAGAGATCGTTAATAGATATTTAGCTAAAGAATTTAAAAAACTTGGCAAATCGCAGAAAGATGTAATAGAGGATTTAAATAAAACACAGCCGTATGTTTCTGCACTAATGTCTGGAAAAAAAAGTGTAGGAAAGGAAGTAGCGGTAGAACTGCATAAACTTTACGGATTCGATCCAGCTAAAATTTTACTTTCAGAACTTGAATATCTGAATATAACCAACGAGGTTATATTTGATAAAGATGAAAATGATATTGAATTAAGTGATTCTGAAAAAATAGATGAGATGTATAATTTTGTTAAAAAATATACAGAAGAAATAGACTCTATTAAATTTAGATTGAGAGTATTGAGCTCAATATCTACGAAAGCGTTTGAATTATTGTTCGAAAATTTCGATATGGAAACGTTAGACACTGAAGCAATAGAAAACCAAGTAAGAAGCGAGCTTAATTCGGAACAATAGTTAATGCGAATATTGCGCTTCGTAGTTTAGAAACATCATTGCTATGTTTGATAGCTTCAATCATTAAAGAAATATCTTCCTCTTTACATATTAAAGTAGACATTCTATTTATTATTTTTACACTATTCGACAAATATTCCTTTTTGGATATTAACTTTTTATCCTTGTATAAATGCCTGTTATGAGCATACAAAGACTCCAAGTGTTTTAATGTATCTTCTTTTTTTTTGAATCATACTTAATATTGGCTTGAATTTTCGTTTGTATACTCCTCGATTGAATCAACTATTACAATGTCTCTAAACTTTAATTTTCTTATGTATCTATTAAGTCGGAAAATAATATAGAATCCTGGAATTAGCATTATTAAGAAGCCTATCCTATGAGACCAATCAGGATTTATTTCATATCCATATCTCATCAATTCGTACATTGCTAAAGAATAGCAGGCAGCATATATAGGAAAGTAATAGCATAAATTATATGCTCTCATTATACGCCCAATACTACATAATACTATTGATAAATATATGCTTTCAATCCATATATCAGACCTAAGTAAAACCCCTCGACCATCTACCATTTTATCAAATTCCGGATAAATCCATGAAATAAGATTATCTGCAAAAGGAACAAGGCCCGATATTATCACTATTATCGAGCCTGTTAATTTTAAATACGTTAGTCTATGTTTACCTCCTAGGCGGGATAGGAACGTCTTTTGGATCTCCTCCATCTATTGGATCTAGATTTGTATCTGGACCATCACTTAATAAACCATTACCACTTTTAATGACAATTGTGTCACTTATTGCTTGCGGTTCCGCTTCACGGCTTTGAATTCCAGATTTGTTTAACTTAATTTTTTCTTGGTTACTCTTTTTCACTGACTCGATTGCTTCCTTTCTTGTTTCTTCATCACGATCTGAACACGCATAAAGTACAACAGCTGCAACTGCAGTCAAGATTATTAGTTTTGTTTTCATAAAATAAAGGTTTTAAATTCTATGTAAAAATACTAATAATTAAAGTGTTACATAAGTTCTTGTAAACTTTATCAGTCCTGCTAATATATACAATTATTTTAATTTATAATGCCGTATTTATACGGATTTTATTACGGGTTTCCGTAATTTTCCAATACTTTTTAATTTATATCTTTGTGGTAAAAATTAATCATGAAAAAGTCACTATCTATACTACTATTTTTAATTAATTGTTTAATATATGCACAGGAACTAAAATTCGAAGATGTTGTAAAAGTAGACTCACTTACGACTAAAGATGAACTATACAATAGGGCTAGAAGCTGGTACGCAGACACATTTCATAGTGAAAAGGATGTAATGAGTATTGACGATAAAATTTTGGGAGAGATTTCCGGGAATGGAGCTATCAGATATGAGCCTAGAGGTTTCTATTTTGGAGCCTTATGTGCAACAGGATATATATCTTATAAAATAAATATATATGTAAAGGATGGAAGATATAAATACAACTTCCATTCATTTATCCATGAAGGAACAAGATGTCCCGGAGGCGGTGGGTTAGTTTCATATGGCCTTTTAACACAAGATAAAGAGCATCCAAAACAACCTAATAAAGGATGGAGAGAAGTTAAAGATTTAGCAAATGCAACTGCTGAAAGATTGATTTCATCATTAAATGAAGCTATGAACAAAAAACACGAAACAAATAACAACTGGTAAAAATAAAGTTATTTTGTATAAGTTGATAGCACTATTACAACACCGACTAACAAGGTATTTGAGCGTAAATTAGTAGCAAAAACTAACGACTTTGATACCCCAATATTGAGTCTATGATCGTTACTATATAATATATATTTAACGTAGATATATGACAGGTTATTATAACTACATCTAAGTAATTTCAAACCTTTTAAAAATTGACAAAACAGGAGCTTTAAAAAAGAGCGAGAACATGAATAATTATTAATGAATACGCTATTTCTTACGGGATTCCGTAATTTTAGATAATTATTTATTTGTATATTGCAATAGTTATTATATAATAATATGTTTAAGTTTTCATTAAAAATAGATGATCATAATCACAGTTTAAATGCTGAGGACGGAATTTCTATTGATACTGTTTCAGACCTATTGAAAACTTTATATAATGCTATTGATGACGGAACAAAGGCTAAATGCACGCTTAGTTCTATTCGAGGTAATTGTTATGCACTTGATTTCAGCACAGAAAATATTAATCAAAAAGAACAATTTATATCTCTTCATAAAAAAATTGAAGAATTTTCAACCCATGAACTGAATAGTTATGAGCAAAAATATGCCACTGTTTTAAATGTTATTTTTAAACAAGGGTTCTACATCAATGCGTATAGTGAGGGTGAAAGAATAGCAAAGTTAAATAAAATTAATGCAGATTCTACACCATATTATTATTATAGACAGAAAACAATATATGGGATAATATCAGAACAAGGTGGAAAAGCTGTTGATTCTGATGTAAAACATATAATTGTTGACGGATATGGAAAAAAAATAAAAATTAATAACGAACTTGATCTTCAATTAAAAAAACATTACCGGACAGATAAACTGGCAATTAAAATTCGTACTAAAGTTTCGATTAAAACTGGAATGGAATTTAGCGCCGAAATTATCAGCTTCAGGGTAATTGGTAAAAATACATTGCTGGAGAATTTAAATGCAGAAGGTCCTGAAGAATTTAACTTCTTAAAGGGTATTAATACTATGGATGATCTTTTAAATTCTATTTATGGTTACCGAAAAGAGAATTAG